TGAAACCGTCATCAATCGCTGCGTTTAACAGTGATGCCATCATTGATTCGTTGCGTGTTATCATAGTCTTAGCGTCTATATTCATATTGATTGTTTTTCGGCGGGAGGGAATGCCTCTGCAACTATATGCAAGTGACCAGTAAGTTCAAGAATCCATTTCGCTTTTTTGCGGAAGTCTTTTCTACCCGACTGGTAGATAGCTTGCCTAGCGATGAAGGCGATGGCTAGCGCGGGAAGATCAGCTTCTTTGCCCTTCTCTTCCAGAGCACAGGCGAGTTTCCAAAGGCAGTCATAGTCAGGTGCCAATCGCAACGCTTCACAAATTACATCGTAGGTGTTAGGTGCTTTCTTGCTCATCTACGGGTATTATAGCTAAATAGGCGAAATAGGCAAGCCCTTTTTTAATCTTTTTTTTGCCAGAGGATGCATCTTTGGTAACTTCTGTAACTCCTTGAGTATCAAGGAGTTACGACGGAGGGCGGGGCCGCTCGCCGTAAGTCGTTGAGCCTCAACGAGTTACCAAGGTAACTCGTCGTTATCGCTCGACCACGCGGGATCGCGATCCCCCATCTCAGCGTGGACCTGCGCGAGCAGCTCCTGCACCTCCTCGGGGTTGGGGTTGAACAGCCCTGCGCGGGGGCCGTCCGCGAGCGGGTCGATGAGTTCCTCGGGGCGGACGGTGATGAAGTCGTGAAGATCAGTCATGGGGGGAGAATAGCACAGGTTCGCTAACCGCACAAGCCCTTTTTGTCTTTTTTTTTCATGCGTAAGTCGTTGAGTATCAACGAGTTACGAGCGCGGGGCAGGGGGCCTTGCGTAACTCCTTTACGCTTAGTGAGTTAGTCCCACTTGTCAAAGAGAACCTTGTTGCCCTTGGTGAACACCCGCTGGCGCATGATGGGGACACCCTCAACGCCCTCGTAGCGCACGGTGATGTTGCCGCTCATCGCAGCCGCCTTCTTAGGCGAGCGCGACATACACACACGGGTCACTGACCCATACTCCCAGTTGCCCCCGCACGAAGGAGGATTCTGCATGTGTTCGATTTCCTTCATCATGTAGAGGTTGGATTGCCAAGACATGAGAGTAGTATAGCACAATCGGGGCTGACCGCAAGCCTTTTTTTGTTTTTTTCTAGGTCGCAGGACAGAATATAAATAGCTAAATAGGGGCCTAGCGCGGCATTTCTTGCAAAAGATGCATATCTGATAACTTTTGTAAGTCATTGAGCGTCAACGACTTACGACGCGGGGGCGGGGCCTTCGCCGTAACTCGTTGAGGCTTAGGGAGTTACGAGGCTTACTCGTAGTCTCCGTAGTAGCCGTAGTCCTCGTCGGTCCCCCAACCCGCACTGGCGAGCGCATCGGCATCTGCCTCCGCGTCCGACATGAACTGGTCAGGCTCCAGCACCTCCGCAGCCTCCCGCTCGCGCTCGGCCTCCAGCGCCTCAAACGCCTCCTGCTGCTCTTCGTAATCCGACTGGCCCATCTCGTAGTGGTTTCTGATCATGGGGACAGTATAGCAGACCCTAGCCTAACCGCAAGCCCTAATTGCGTTTTTTATCACTTTTTTTTCAGTTGTAACTCGTTGAGTATCAAGGACTTACGAAGGCGGGGCGGGGCGCTCGCCGTAACTCGTTGAGTATCAACGACTTACAGAAGTTTTTTTTAGCGGCCTATATCCGAGTCCGACCGTGTGCGATGTCGAGAGATTCACCGTGCGCCTCCCAAGCAGCCTCACGGCTAGGGAACTCGACAATGCGGCCCGTGCCCTCGATGATCTTGGCGAACGGGTTACGCATGATGCGCTCACACCTTTCGCGCCTCCACGCACCACCAAAGCAGACTTCTGGAGCGTCTGCGCGTTGCTGACCAAAGAGAACAAAGAATGGGGTTGGCTTATCTTTCATACTGGTAGTATACTATAGATTGAGGAGAAACGCAAGCTTTATTTTGCTTTTTTTTGCTGTTTTATTTCGTCCTCGATATTGGACTCATGCCATACAGCACCGCCAGCATCTTCGTAGCAATCGCCACCGATGGGAACCATTCCGTTCTCTTCTAGGAAGGCATCGAATTCTGGGTTACCAGTCACAAGGGCGGGAGTAGTTGCGGGAGTAGTTGCTTTTCTCTCAGTCATGGGAGTAGTATACCACAAACCGCGCTAATCGCAAGCTCTAAATGCGTTTATTGTGACTTTTTTTTCTTTTTTATTTACTTGACACGTAAGTCATTGAGTATCAACGAGTTACGAAGGCGGGGCAGGGCCTTCGTCATAAGTCCTTGAGGCTTAATAGGTTACAAATTATTCGGAATATGCATATCTCGCAGATTTTTTCTACAGAAGATGCATATTTGGTAACTTCTGTAAGTCGCTTAGTATCAACGAGTTACGCATGAGGACAGGGGCCTTCGCTGTAACTCGTTGAGTATCAGTGAGTTACGAGGCTTAGTTGCCTCGCTCGTCCTCATCGCGCCAGTGGTCATACATGGCTTGCAGCTGCTTTGCGTCCTCCTCGGGGTTAGCCTCCCGCCATTCTATCGCCTTCTCAGCGGGGGTAGAGCACCGCTCCCAGTGCGCCTCGTATGGGTCAGGCCCACCCGTGCTGGCATCAGCCAGCTCGGGATACGTCTCAACCGCCTCCTCACGGGAGGCGAAGCCGCTCACCATGCCAGCGACCTGCCGCTCCCCGATGGAGAGGGCGAGCTGCTCGCTCGCGGTGCCGCCCACGATCCACCTGCGCGTAGCGTCCCGCTGGGCGGCGGTCACCACGTAGTAGTTGTCGGACGGGCGGGTCATGATGTCTGTCTCAGTCATGTGTGTAGTATAGCAGGGTAGCGGCTAACCGCAAGCCCTAAATGCGTTTTTTATTCGTTTTTTTTACCCTCGTAACTCATTGATTATCAACGACTTACGAAGGCGCGGCAGGGCCTTCGCCGTAACTCGTTGACGCTCAACGAGTTACGACTTGACTGAGGCTGTTAGATTCTGTTAGCGGCTGTTAGAGAGGCAGACGAGGGCAACGGTGATGACGAGGTAGGTCAGTTCGATCATATGTTAGAGTCTGTTAGAGGGACTTGGCTTTGCGCTTCTGGCTTGCTGCTTCACGTTGGCGCTGTATGCGAAGCGTTTTATTCTTGCGGTTGCGGCGAAGCTGCAAGCGGTGCTTGCGCTTCCCGTGTTGGATGGCTTGGGTCTTGGTCATAGTCTTAGAAGATGGTGGGTTCCTCGAATCGCAAAGCCTACGCCTGCGGCCAAGATAGCCATGAATCCTTGGTGATGGCATTGTCTCTGGTCACCCAGCACTCATCACTCTTGACCATCAGGTTAGCCTTGACCAGCTTGACCTTGGTAGCAGTGGTGATGCCAGTAGACTCAGCCATCCTGACCTCCTGCATACAGTTGAGCAGAACAGCAAAGATACTTTCTGCGGTATCACGGAAGTGACGGATGTCACGCCTGTCTGCTACAGCCTCCTCACAGAGATCAGAGAGAACGGAACGGGCGTGGTCGGAGAGCTTCACGATCCCTGCGGGGATGGCGCTGCCCGTGCGCTTGGCTTTGAGCATTTCGACAACGATGGAGTAGATGATTGCTGGCTTGATCATGGTAGTAGTATAGTTTATTGAGAGAGAGATGCAAGTTCTTTTTTAAGCTTTTTTATTTCGTCCACAAGGTGTTGTGGCAGTTGACAGTTCCCTGCTGACCAGAGAAGTCTGCGAAGGCGTTTCCTTTTTCTTTCGATCTCAGTCATGGCAGTAGTATAGCAGGGATTGAGTTAACCGCAAGGATTACTTTGCTTTTTTTTCGGCGTTGCACTTGTGGCATACGCCATGCTTGTCGTGCTTGTCACAGAACGCGACATTGTTCGCACCCCAGTTAACCACCCGTGGGGTAGGCGCGGGGATAGAGTGATCGAGAGGCTCGACGCGAACCAGTGAGGTGGTGGTGATTGGCTTTCCGAATGACATGAGAGTAGTATAGCAGAGATTGAGGGAAACGCAAGGATTATTTTCGTTTTTTTTAGGTGGTGCGGAGGATCGCATCCACCCTGTGAAGGTCAACCCAATCCTCTCCACCATCTTCATCCATGATCTGGACCTCGTTATTTTCGAGAGCCGTATCAGTTACCAATCCCCAAGTGTTACCGTCGAACACTACTTCACTACCGTTGCAGATGCTTTCCTTAACTGTCATGCTAGTAGTATACCACAATCTCAGCGAACCGCAAGAGAAAAGATGCATTTTTAACAACTTTTTTTTTCAATTAAAAGCTTGACAAGCCCTGGAACCCCCCCCCATTTCTGGAAAAATTAAAGCGCGTTTTCGCGTTAATGTCGCGGGGGGAGCGTTTTCTCAATCTATCACCCCCATTTCTGTGGGGCGTGGGTGTTTTGGGGAGGTGGTTGTATTTATTGTTTAAAAAAAATAATGGCAACATATAATAAAAAAGTGCTGGACGTAATTACACGGTATGTTCCATTGGTGGCAGGAATAATGTATACGGTTGTGGGGGCGGCGTATATTATGAAGAAGGATTTTGGATGGGGTGTGATATGGGTATCGTATGCGACTGCTAATTTTGGGTTAATGGTAGTGGGGAACCAGTGAAACTGGTGTAATATGAGTAAATGAGTCTCTCATATTCCAACACCCCCGTTTACATTGGGGTTCCTAACACATCGAATGTGAACACGGGTTTTACGGGTTCGGTGGATTATATTCCTGCTCTTAGGAGTGATGTAACTTTTACTACATCTAACAACCCCAAAAGAAATTTGGGGGTTAACGTAGTTACGAGCGACCAATTTACGTTTGGTGGTGCTCTTGAAACCAACATATCTATTGAGTCTTTAATCCAAAGAGACATAAGTGAAGGTTTTAGATACTTGAGTGGAACAACAGAGATACAAGAATCTTATGTTCCTATACGGATAGGCAACAACCTATATAAGAAATGCTACCCCACAGATGTAAGTATATTTATCCAGCCTTATATTCCTGTGAGGATAAGGGCAAATTTTCTTTGCCTAGATCCTCCTATTGGGACAGCAGTTTCTGGAGATAGCAAGGTTTTTTCCCAGACTAGCGGTATACCAATTAGTGGCGACGACCTTGTTTACGGTCATACTTGCACGGTCGGATCACCCGTGGGAGAAGTTGTAGGCGATGTCCAAGCACAAGCGGATTTCACAAGAACCTATAATCGTAGTCCCGTTTATAATCTGGGTTCAATTAATGCCTCTAGTATGCTTTTAGATGGTATAGAAGAAGAGATATCTGTAACAGCTACAGGTCTAACTGAATTAATTAATTTAAGTGGGCAGGTATTGGGCGGAACGTTTGGATTCTCCTTGCAGGACGCGGATAACCTTTTTACTAATGGAGCATTAGCAGAAATAATCGCTCTGCCTGTAGGAGCGCGGGTGATTAACCAGAGTTATGGCATCCAAGGAGGAGAGACCGCACAAACAAGCGTAACATTAAAAAATATTAAACTGTAATTTGCGTGTAAATATAGATAATGGCTCGCAAAGACTTGTCCAATATTGAGTTAACGCCTCATTTTCATCACTCGATCAAATTTAAAGAAAGAAAATTTAAATTCACCCCAAAACAAAAGAAGTTCCTTAGCACTCTTTTAAGTTCTTCGGTTAAAATTCTTTTTGTTTCAGGGCCAGCAGGGTCCAGTAAAACCTACATGTCTCTTTATGGGTGCTTGCGCCTTTTGGCGGAAAATTCTGAAAAAGAGTTATTATATGTAAGGAGTATAGCAGAAAGTGCGGATAAAGGATTGGGAAGCTTACCAGGGGATATAACAGATAAGTTTGATCCATTTTTAATGCCTTTGTATGATAAGTTGGATGAAATAATTTTTGAGGGCGATACAGCTTATTTAAAACAAGTTGGTCGCGTATCTGCGGTTCCGATAAATTTTCTCCGAGGGGCTAACTGGAGCAATAAGCTTATTGTCGCAGACGAAGCTCAAAATTTTACCTTTAAGGAACTTACTACATTAATAACACGCATAGGAGAAGGAAGCAAGTTAATTATTTGCGGAGACTTCATGCAAAGTGACATTAACGGCAAAACAGGCTTTAGCGAAATGTTTGATTTGTTCTCTGATGAGAGTTCTGTCGAGAATGGGATAAGCTCTTTTAAGTTTACTCGGAGTGATATTGTTCGTAGCAAGATTTTAAAATTTATTATTTCTAAATTAGAAACATATAAACCTGTGTAATATTATATGTATATAACCAAGAGCGAACGTCAACGCGACAGCGGCGAACAGCTTATTATACTCACAGGACTACAATCTTGTTTATTTTAGAAAAACCCCCAATTTAATATATAAATATATAATGAGCCATTTGTTTTGTCATAGCTGCGGGAGCAAACTTTCTTATAGTCACGCGAAACCTAATTTCTGTGGCAAGTGTGGACAACAGTTAAACATGAGTGCCACAGCTAATGTCGCTGGTCAAAACTCTACAATCGAAAAATCAGTGGTCATCTCGCAAGACGAAACAGATGCAGAGTCGGTCCCTCATGTCGAGAATTTCCAGATTGGCTATAGCATCGACCAAAATCCTGTCACTTTAGGTTCATTACTGGGGACGGCGGAAAATACGCCTGATGCCCACAAGAAGAGAAAATCTCTCTCAGTTGATGAATTTATTGATGAAAAGAAAAAAGAAAGGTGAATACACCTACGAGGATTTTTCGGACATCATAGATGCCGCTATAAAAAGGCAACAGTATAAGTGGAGACTGAATGCTGTTAAGTGGTTCGACTTTGAAGATGTAGAACAGATAATAAAATTGCACATAGCCAAAAAATGGCACATGTGGGATCAAGAGCGTCCTTTGGAGCCGTGGATAGGGCGTATCATCTCCAATCAGATGCGGAACCTGATTAGGAACCATTATGGTAACTATGTGAAACCCTGCACCAATTGTAAGTTTTCGTTGGGCGAAAGATGTTCACTAACAAGAACAGGAAGACAAGACTCTACCTGCACTATTTACGCTAAGTGGGAAAAATCAAAAAAAGCAGGGTTAGAGCTTAAAACCCCGTTGTCTACCGAAGATTTTCCCAAAGAGGTTAAAGGTAAGCCTTACGAAGATTTTGATTTTGAGGGCTCTCTCAAAAAGCTTGATATCCACATGAAAATTAAGTTGAGCGGCGTCCACTACGTTGCTTACCGCATGTTGTATTTTGAAGACAAGACCGAGGAAGATGTCGCCCGTTTTATGGGATACAAAATATCGGAACAAAAAAACAAGCTAGGATATAGACAGGTAAAGAACCTCAAGAAAAAGTTTCTAGAGATAGCCTTAGAAATCCTAAAAGAGCAAGATATTATAGGAAATGGACCTGAGTGAAGAACAAAAAGAGTTTTTACGGGAAAACGCAGCTAGGGTTCCAAATTTGATTGATTTGACGCAACAGTGTTTTGATAGAAAGGACTTAGATGGTCGGTCGCGTGAAGGGAGAGCGGTAAGGAAGTTTTTAGCTGACAACGCTATTGACTATCAAACAACAAACCGCCCACCCGCCGAAACCATAGAGTTCACAAAAGAGCAAGTGGAGTTTATACTGGATCAAGCTAAAGATGGCCTTTCGTCTTTGCAGATTGCAAGAATTGTTTTTCCTGATCGCCAAGTAAGACCTTTAAGTGCGGAACAAAGAGCCGTGCTCTCGGAAATCAGAGATGTTAATCCTGACATTTTACCATCTCAAGATAGTGGTGCGCTCAATTCATACATTTCTCCGAAGGCTCCTTCCCGAATCATCAAAAAAATCAATGATGCTACAGGGATAGGGCTGGAGGAGTCTAAAATTAACAGGCAGAAACAAATTTGTGTCGAAAAGTTAATGGTTAACCTGTCGAATTCAAGATTTCTCAAAATTATTAATAATTACCTCAATGAAGAAGACAGATTGTTGTTTGAGCATGAGTTTATACGCTTAACGTGGGATAAGCCTGATCTAACAGCCGACGAAATTAATTTATATTTAAATGTCTGTAAGGAGGTAATTAATTTGGAGGTGGTAAGCGCTCACCTTAACAAATTGAATGATATGTTCGATGTGGCCGACGAACAGGCAGAAATGTCTATACGTCTAGCGGAAATCATCAAAGCAAAGAGTTCGGAGTATCATCAATGCGAGACGCGCATCGAAAACCTTACAAAGAAGCTCCAAGGTGATCGCGGAGAAAGGATGAAGAAGATGCAGAAAGAAAACGCTTCGTTTCTTTCTATTGTCCAACTTTTTCAAGAAGAAGAGGAAAGAAAGACAATGGTAAGGATAGCTGAGATGCAAAAGGAAGTAGTGAAGCAGGAAGCTGAAAGATTGGAGGGAATGTCTGAGTGGAAAGCAAGGGTTTTAGGAATTGGTCAACAAGATGTCTTATGATTGTAAAGAGTGTGGGGATTCATTTGGTTCCTTAAGGAGTCTACACGCACACATAAAAAAACATGGTAAATACCTTGGGGATTACTATGTGGAGAATTATGCCAGAAAAGATAAGCTTACAGGAGAACTTATTCCATTTAAAAAATACGATCAGTATTTCGCTACTGATTTCTTAAAAAAAGAAAATATGCAGGAATGGTGCGAAACCGCACCTCGGGATGAGGTCAAAAAATTTATTATAAAAATCTTTCGGAACAAGAAGAAAACCAAAAGGTTGTGGGGCGGTCCACCCTCGACTTATTTGCAAACGCTCGGCATTCCCGATATAGACACATGTAAAAAAGTTTTCGGTAGTTACAACGAAGCTTGTAAGCAATTTGGCATGTCGCCCATGCTCTCGGGGCAATTGCCAAATGACTTCAACAACGATTATTCAAATACCCCCATTCTCATAGATACTAGAGAGCAGAAGCCCCTGCATTTTAAGAATTCAGAGTCCCTTAAATTAGATGTGGGAGATTACGCTGTTGGGGGTGATTTATATGACTATACATTCGTGGATAGGAAGTCTTACCAGGATTTCTGTGCGACAGTGACCAACGGTTATAACAGGTTTGTAAAAGAATTACTCAGGTGCAAATCTTTAGGTTGTTATCTGTTTGTGGTTGTTGAAGCTTCATTCGATAACATAGAAGAGGAAAACAGAAGAGGATACAAGAAATACAACCTAGACTATGTATACCATATGATGCGACAGATTCAAGCTAAGTATTCTGATTGCTGTCAATTTGTATTTAGCGGCTCACGGAAAAAAAGCGAAGAACTGATACCTAAGATTCTTGTTTCGGGGAAGCGTTTGTGGAGAGTGGACGTTCAATATTTTTGGAATAAACAACTTAAAAAAGATGGCTTGGCAAGAAGGAAAGCAAAAGCTCAACCGAGAGCACAGGGATATAAACCAACTAATTCTAGGCAAAGAGGGATATTTAGAGGAAACTGAAGCAAAAGTATTGCTTTATAAATTTCTAAAAGAAAATCCTTCATTTGCTTGTGAATTGTTTACTGGTGTTAAGTTATTCCCGTTTCAGCATATGGCTATTAAGGCCATGATGGAGTCCGACTACTTCTTGGGCATATGGAGTCGGGGGATGTCTAAAAGCTTCTCTACGGGCATTTTCGCGCTCCTAGACGCTATTTTAAATCAGGGTGTCCAGATAGGTATTTTGTCGAAATCTTTTAGGCAGTCTAAAATGATCTTCAAGAAGATAGAGGATATCTCCAGAAGCCCTAAGGCCACATTTTTCTCCCAATGCATAACAAGGGTTTCTAAAATGAATGATGAGTGGATTATGGAGATCGGTCAAAGTAGTATAAGGGCTTTGCCTTTGGGGGATGGTGAAAAACTTAGGGGGTTTCGTTTCCAGCGCATGATTATTGATGAGTTGCTTCTGATGCCTGAAAAGATTTATAATGAGGTTATTATTCCTTTCTTGTCTGTGGTGGAAAATCCTACCGAGCGCCAAGAGGTTTATGATCTAGAAACCCAAATGATTGAAAAGGGTAAAATGAAAGAGGAGGATAGAAGAAAGTGGCCGAACAACAAAATTATTGGTTTGTCATCTGCCTCATATAAATTCGAATACCTTTATAAGATATATCAACAATATGAGAATCTCATTCTAAATGAAAACGACCAAGATGGAGCACATAGGACTATTATGCACTTTAGTTACGATTGTGCGCCAGAACAACTATATGATCAAAATCTAATTAGTCAGTCGAAGGCGACGATGAGTGACTCCCAGTTTGAAAGGGAGTTTGGGGCTATATTTACAGATGATAGTTCAGGATATTTTAAGGTGAGCAAAATGGCAGCTTGCACAATACCAGATGGAGACGGTCAATGCGTCGAGGTGGTGGGCAACCCAAAAGATGAATATATTTTAGCTTTTGACCCCTCATGGTCTGAAAGCGAAAGTTCCGATGATTTTGCGATGTTGCTAATCAAGCTTAACAGAGACACAAGGAAGGGAACTGTTGTCCATAGCTATGCTTTATCAGGAGCTAATCTAAAAACTCACATAAAATATCTAGCCTACCTTTTGACTCACTTTAACATAGTAGCTATTGTGGGCGATTATAACGGAGGGGTTCAATTTATAAACTCTTGTAACGAGAGCGATATTTTTAAAAAAATAAATATTAAACTAGGCGTTATTGAGGCCAATTTAGATAAAGCACAAGATTATGAAAAAGATCTTCGCAAAATAAAAAATCAATACAACCATAGCACAAAAAACATTGTATTTTTAAGAAAGCCAACTTCCCAGTGGATTAGAATTGCAAATGAGTCCTTACAGGCTGCTTTCGACCATAAAAGGATATTTTTCGCAGGGGCCGCGATGAATGATGATTATAATATTCAGCGTAAGTCCAGAGTGCCTATTAAAGATTTAAAGTTTTTAAGAAATGACCCAAATGAAAAGGGGGGCGCGGGAGCTAGAATGATTGATTTCGTAGAGCATCAAAAAGATATGATGGATTTAATTAAAGTCCAATGTGCCCTTATACAAATTACGACTTCTCTTCAGGGGACACAAAGTTTTGATCTTCCTCCTAACCTAAGAAAACAAAAAGGCGCAGACAAAGCTCGAAAAGATTCCTATTCTGCCTTGGTTTTAGGTAATTGGGCAATGAATGTTTTTTATGATATGGAGTCGGAGGATGTGGGCAACATACAAACAACCTTCACTCCAATGTTCATTTCTTAACTTTTAAAAGTTGAAAGTTAACTTTGGGGTGTAATATGAACTACATTCCATGTCTAAAAGAAAATATACCAAGAGGTCAGAATATTGGAACCAATTTGACCCTAAGGAGCACCCTTCTCTTCCCCCCAACTCCGACGTTACACCTGAGCTTTTGGGGGAGCCGTTTTATACCTCCACAGCTTCCTTTGACTTTATTTCGAATGCTAGAAGACAAGCCCTTACAGATACAAGCTTTAAAGGCTCACGCACTAACAGGGTAGCTTTTAACAACCCAAAAGACAGGTTCTCTAGCATTCGTGTAGGGATGCTCCCATATGAGTATGCCTCTGATGGGGTGTCGGCTAGAGACGCTATCGAGTTGTGTCAAAAAGCTTACGCAAATGTAGCGGTTTTTAGAAACGCTATAGATATAATGTCAGAATTCACCAACACTGATATTTACTTGGAAGGGGGGAGCCGCAAAAGCAGAGAGTTTTTCTACGAATGGTTTAAAAGGATTAATATTATTGGGCTTAAAGATCAGTATTTTAGAGAATATTACAGGAGTGGAAATGTTTTTCTTTATAGGGTAGACGGAAAATTTAAAGCTGAAGATTATGCGAAATTAATAAACCAAGTGGGAGCGATAGGTGTTTCTACAAACAAAATACCGCTTCGCTATGTTTTGCTCAATCCTTATGATGTAGTAGCTAAAAGAGCCACGACTTTTACCTATAGCGGAGCTTACCAAAAAGTTTTATCCGAATATGAAATAGCTCGTCTCGCCAGCCCTCAAACAGACGAAGATTTATCTATTTTCCAAGGGTTGCCCCCTGAGACTCAAAAGAGAATACAGGACGGATCTTATTCTGGGACGGGTCTTCATATGGATTTAGATCCTACAAGGTTGTCTTATTCTTTTTATAAGAAGCAAGATTATGAGCCTTTTTCTATACCGTTTGGATTCCCCGTATTGGAGGATATAAATGCCAAGCTGGAATTAAAGAAAATGGATCAAGCGATTACCCGCACAGTCGAAAATGTTATTTTGCTTATCACAATGGGTGCTGATCCAGAAAAGGGAGGGATTAACCCAAACAACATGGCGGCGATGCAAAACCTTTTCAAAAACGAAAGTGTGGGTCGAGTATTGGTTTCAGATTATACTACCAAGGCTGAATTTATTATTCCTGAGTTAAACTTAGTATTAGGGCCAGAAAAGTATCAAATACTCAACGATGATATAAAACAAGGTCTTCAGAATATTGTGGTGGGAGAAGAGAAGTTTAATTCTACCCAAGTAAAGGCTCAAATCTTTATTGATCGTTTACAAGAATCTCGTTATGGCTTTTTGAATGATTTTGTTAATCGGGAAATCAAAAGAATTGCAAAAGAACTTGGTTTCCGCTCTTGGCCTGAGGCTAAAATGAAAGACATCGACATGAGGGATGAAGTCCAGCTTATGAGGGCATCTACTAGACTGATGGAGTTGGGAATCATTACTCCCAAACAAGGAATGGAAATGTTCCATAATGGCCGCTTCCCAGAACCAGATGAGCTTAATGATGCTCAGAAAGACTTCTTAGAAGAGCGCGAACAGGGATACTATAACCCCATAGTCGGAGGAGTTCCTGTTATCGCTCCAGCGGGTGGTGGGTCAACTGGGCCGCGCAAAGAAGCGGGAAGGCCAGAAGGGACAACCGATATCCCTCTTGCAAATGCAAAGTATTCTAGAGCGACTATCCAGCAAACTATCTACGATATAGAAAACTTAATTCATGAGGCTACGGCTCAATTAGTTAAAAAACTAAAAGTTAAAGAGCTTACTGATGACCAGAAAGATATGGCTAGTAGTTTATGTGAGTCTATTGTGTGTTCACGACCCAAAGAATATTGGGCAGAAACGCTAGAATCGTGTGTAAAGGATTTTAATGAAATAGAATCTCTAGAGACCTTAAAGGAGGTTTTAGACATCTCTGCCGAGCATACTTTAGAAACCTATCCATCAGCAATTTTACACCACAGCTATGAAAAAAAATCTTAAATCAGAGTATTTCCTTCATAAAGACTCTATCGAAATTTCCATTACCGAAGCTGAAAAAACCAAGAAGCAATGGGATAAAATCGACAAAAAAGAACTTAAGCGGGATACTAAAAAAGAAAAAGAAGAGCATGAAAAGGATGCTATAGAGGATGATAAGAGCAAAATCAAAAAGCTAGAAAAGGGAAAGCCTTCCGAAAAAAAGAAAGCCGAAAAGAAAGCTCTTAAAAGAGACATGAAGTTCGACAAGGACTCAAAGGAGAAGATGGAGGGGGAAGTAGCTGAAGATGGACAATATAAAGGCAAAGCTCCAGAAAAAGCTAAATCCAAGAAAAGCTACGCTCAAATGCTTATAGATATCGCCGCAGAAAGGTTTGGCGGAAAAAAGCGTAGTGCCTTAAAGGATAGCGATTTTCTTGATCCCAAGAGACGCTCTTTCCCCGTAATGTCTGCCCAAGACGTTAAGGATGCTGTTAGCAGTTGGGGAAGGTATAAAGGTTCGATGACCTTTGATGAATTTAAGGCTAAATTAACGCGCAGGGCTAAAAAGATCGGGGCTGAAAGTGCTCTCCCAAAAAGTTGGACTAAGAAAAAGTGATATGGATTACAAGTATACCACGACTTTTGAATCCCCACTTTTAGCTTGTGAAATTAATGAGTCTTCATTAATTTCTAAAGCATCTTTAGAAACTTTAGCGCCCCTTGTCCCTTCTGACATTGATTACGAAAGCAATATAGACTTGTTGGGGGTGGCGTTTAATGCAGCGGTCGTAAATAAATTTAACAAAAATGGAGACGGCATGGACGCAGCCACAGCCGTAGAATACACTAATAATTTTATTCATAAACCCACCAATATAGAACACGACAAGACTAAGATAGTAGGCCATATCGCAGCTGCGGGTTATAGCGAATTTGGATCTAATAAATTATTAACAGCTGAACAAGCAAAAAGCACCACAGAACCATTCAATATTGCCTTGGGCGCTGTTCTTTATAGAACGGTTAATGAAAATTTTACTACTCTAGTAGAGAAATCTCTCGACCCTAATGACTCGGCTTTTCAAAAAGTTTCAGCGAGTTGGGAGGTAGGCTTCAATGATTATGTTTTGGCGGTGGGGAGTGACGTTTTAAGTGAGGCTAGAATAGTTTCTGATCCTGATAAAATTTTAGAATTACAGGGGTTTTTAAGGAGTTACGGTGGTAATGGCACAACAGATGAAGGTGAAAGCATTCATAGGTTAATTGTCGGAGATATTTATCCTTTGGGCATTGCATATACTCTCAATCCCGCCGCCCAAGTAAAGGGGCTCTATAGCAAGCCTCCTGAAAAACCCCAAGTTTTTATAAACGATAAAAGGGATAAAATTTCACAAAATAATAATTTAAATGTAAACAACCAAAAGAACATTATCGACATGGAAATGGAAAAGACTCTGAATGAACTCAAAGAACTTCTTTCTGAGAAGAAATTCTCAGAAGAAGCGGTCGCCTCGATGACTGATACTTTTGCACAAGCTATTCGTGAGCGGGATGAAGAATACCGCAAGGATATCGAAGCGCAAAAAGCAGCTAAAGAAGGCGTGACAAAGGAATACGAGGAATTGAAGTCCTCCGTTTCTGAGCTGGAAGAAAAGCTGAACGCCGCTAATGAGCGGATTTTAGTTTTTGAAAAAGAGAAGAAAGCTGAAGAAGCGGTTGCCTCTTTCAATGAGCGTATGGATAAGCTGGACGAAAAATTTGAGCTTGACGACGAAGATCGTGAATTCCTTGCCAAAGAACTTAAGAGTGTGGATAACGCAGAGGCTTATGAGGCTTTTGCTTCCAAATTAGAAGTTCTGTGGAAACACAAGAATAAAGAGGTTCAGGCAGAGTTTGATGCCCAAATCCAAGCACGGATTGACGAAGAGGTAGCTAAGAGGGTTTCTACAGCTTCTACCGAAGAGGTGAAGATTGAAGAGGCTCTGGACGCAGCCGAGCCAACTGACTCAGTTGTTTCCAATGCTAACGAAGCTGTCGCATCTGAAAAAACCAGCTTCCGCGATAAATTTAAGGCGGCATTTTCCCGCGACAATATTGAAATTTCTTAATTTAACAACTAAAAAAAATGGCATTACGAATTCTACCATTCAGACAATACTCTGATCACGATGTTGTAAACCTGTATTCACTTGCGGACGCGAGTGTTCTTCCAGCTACAACAGACACAGGCGCTGGCGATGCTGGCGTTTTTGTAAAAGTATCGGCAGGTAACTTTAGCGCTGATCCAATAGATTACCAAACAAATACCTATTTGGGTGACACCAGCTATCCGTATCTTGGTAATACTACAATGTATCCCGAAGTTAACCTTGAAGTCACACCCTCTACCTCGGGCTCGATCCCGCTGGGTATGACCCTGTATCAAACGGCTAAAAACGATGAGAACGGCGAGAAGCTGCTCTACAATCCAACGAAGCAAACGGAACTACAAGCAATGCTCCCAGGCCAAGCTGTTCCTGTCGCAACTAAAGGTATCTTCACCTTGGCTGCTGCTGCCTTCGATGCTCCTACTCCCAGTGTGGGTGATGCTATTATCGCCTCTCACACCACTGCTGGTAAAGTTTCTGGAGTTGCAAGAGGTTCCGATGGGGTCTCGGGTGACATCAAATTCGGACACGTTATCGGAACAGGATCTCGGTCTACAGTAGGAAACGCCACAGACCAGTTTGTTGGCGATTACATTGTTGTGTCTTTTAATTGCAACATCTAATTAGAAAGGATTTTATTACAATGAAACTTACTTTAAAAAGAACCCCCGAACAAGTCGAGCTTGTAAAAGCCATGGCTTCACGCAACCGAAACGTTGCATACGAGGCGCAGGTTGCACTTGCTGAGTTCATCGGACCAGTTTTGGCCGAGGTTCTCAATAACGCTCCAACAGTGAGCAATCTGTTCCAATCTCTTCAGTTTAACGCTGATGACAATCCAAGCATCCCGCTGGATCTTTACTACAATATCTCTGACGAAGACTACGTTAATGTGTGGAGTCAGAGTCATGCGGGTGGTCTTCCAAGCAACCAAGTGTTGCCGACCGCTTCTGAACTGAAGCTTGCTACTTACAGCCTTGACACTGCGGTCGATTTTGATCGTCGTTATGCTGCTAAGAGCCGCTTGGATGTTGTGGGCAAGACCTTCACTCGCGTGGCGCAAGAAATTCTTCTTAAGCAGGAGCGGACTTCCGCTACTCTGCTTATGACTGCTCTTGCTAATGCTACTACAACCTCTTCTACAGCTACGAATGACGCTCACATTATTGCTAACGCAATTGATGACAAGTTTATGCTCGCAGATGTAAATGATTTATTCATTCTCGCGAAGCGGATTAACAGCTCATGGATTAACGGAACTCCCACCGTTCGCACTCGCGGAATTACAGATATTATCTGTTCTCCTGAGGTTGTGGGTGATATTCGCGCACAGGCTTACAACCCTGTTAACACGAAAGATGTTGACGGTAGCGCCCTTGGCGCTGGGGAAATGCCCATAGCGGCTCCTGAGAGTGTTCGTGACAGCTTGTATAATAACGCTGGTCTGACCAGCTTTATGGGTCTTAACATCTTGGAATATAACGAGATGGGCGCTGGACAGAAGTTTAACGAGTTGTTCGCTAATACGGCGCTCGGAACGACTTACACCTCCTTAAGCACCTCGACGAGTTTTGGTTTCGCTCGCACCGATGAAATTGTAGTTGGTGTGGATCGCAGCCGCGATTCCCTCATTCGGGCCGTTGCTACAGATTCCGAAAGCGGAAGCGAATTCAACCTGATTGCTGACGATCAGTATAGCATTCGCCAGAATAAGATCGGCTACTTCGGCGCTGTCGAAGAAGGTCGCGTGGTTCTCGATAACCGAGTTCTGGTTGGTTGCGCTATTAAACGCAGCTAATCAATAACCCCCAAATTTTAAAAAGCCGCTCTTTCGGGAGCGGCTTTTTTTTGTGCAATTTTTGCTTTATGTGTATATAATATATATGGCTAAGAAGAAAGCAACTAAGAAAAAAGCCCCTTTTAAGGAGGTCACTACAGGTCAAGAACAGCCTGTGAAAAAGGGGATTATGGAGGAATTAAAAGAACTCAAGGAAAAGGGAGAAACCAGCACTGCTCGCTATAGAGAGGTTTTAAGAGAGGTCGAGATCTTATATGGAACAGGAGAAACTAATTCTTTTGGCACTAATGATTTAGGCATCTTAAAAGAAAACCTAAACAAGATGAGCAAGGCTGACTTACAGGCTTTTGCCAAAAAAGTTGGTATTAACCCTTTTTACGACAAACATTTATTAATGCAAAATATTATAAAAGAATTCAACCGCCTCCAAAGCCGTAGCAATCTTTTTACAGTTCCGCAGCCTGTCCCTGCTTTAGAGTTAGATCCTGAAAATCCCGCAGATAAAGATCTTCTAGATTGGTTAAATAGCTAAACGCTGTGTAATACAATATATGCCCACTGTATTAGAAGACCTCGCCTCGGGTATTGTAGTTACTGAATTCGATGGCGACACCGCAATAGCGACTGTAGCTAACGTTAGCGGTTGGCTTTACGAAAACCTTGGCCAAGTTAATACTTATCTGTATACAGATTTTGATGGGGCTACAGCGAGTGGGACTTATGGTGTTATGGACATTGAAGCTCAAAATGTCCTTAAAGAGCTTTACCTTTGCAATTACTATAATAAGCAAGCGAGAAATGCTCTCAGGGGCATCACAAACTCCAGTGTGAGTGGAGACAACGTTTTGTCTCTAAAGGACGGAGAAAGCTCTGTGACGTTCGTTAACCGTAATGAGGTGTCGAAGGTCTACAGGGGACTCGCAAGCGACTGTATGGAGAAGGTGACGCGATTAGCGGCTCAATACAATATCTACCAAGCACAGCCTCGCCAGCTAGGAGGAATAGATGCTAGTGGATATGCTACAGTATACCCAATCGCTGATTAAAAACTAATACTTATTTCTTGGACCTCAAGGCTATCCTTAGAGCTTTGCGATCTTTTTTGTATTGAGTCCTCAAGGCGGTAGCATCAGCAGGATGAGCCTTAAGAGCGGCAAAGTATTCTTTCTTTAAAGAACCCAAGCTGGTGTGAGCTGTTTTTTTAGGAGCCTCCCTTTTGGGCTCCTCCTTTTTGGGCTCCTCCTTTTTGGGAGGGGCCACCCTTTTTTTGGGTTCGCTTTTTTTAGCGCGAACCAATTTTTTAGAAGCTGGCATAATAAAAATAAAGTAGAGTGATTAATCGAAACTTTGGAGAATTTCTTTGAATCTGCGGAAAGCCTCAGAATAGAAGGTTTCGAAATGAGAATAATAATCTATTCCCAGAATTTTAGCGTAGGATTTTAAAGTTGATTCACTTGGCTCATCTTTTACAAGAGCGTTACTGAAGTCTTCCACACTTTTCCAAGGTAAAACTGACTTGTGAGGGAGTGGCAATTTGTTTTTATGTTTGTAAGTAGGCAGTGGAGAAGATGTCGTTTTTTCCGAGTGGAAAACCAGTGGTCTTTTCTTTTTCTCGGGTGTCGAGTCGCGTTGGGGCTTTGCCCCAAGCTTATTAAAAGCCTCGGAAGGGTTATTTTTTTCTTTCATATCTCCTATAGACTACCACCACCGTGGGCAGATCTCTTAAGTCCATTTTGTCCCGTCACCCAAAGAACGGAGGTATTTATACCGCTCATAAAGACACCATCAATAATGTCCTCAGGGCCACCAATTTGCGCGGTGAAGGTTAAGTCAACAGATTTGTTAGCTCCGATACTAGAACTCCAGCTTTCGCTTTCGACTAGCGCTCCTTTGAAGTCCCACTTAATTGCGTGTTGGGCATCGGAATCTTTCATTGTGATAGAAACGTCTTGTTCGGGCTGTTCTAAAAGCGTGGATAAGCTTTTTGCGTTCTGCTCGTTCATAATAGCGCTGACACTCATTGTGGTGACAACTGGGAAATCAACAGTCCGCGCAAACGCGAACTTACTTCCCAAACGATCCAGAGGTGTTCTAGAAAGAGGAACAGAAATGGTAGCGCTTTGAACGTGGGCTCCTGCGGTAGCGCCAAGATCAGTAATGGTATCCCCATCCATGGCCGAAAGTCCTAAGGTAATATCTCCTGGGCGCAGAGCAGTAATACTGCCACTAGTAAGCGCTGCTGCCTCTAACCCACTGCTTGGAAGTGGTAAGGCAACCCCCGAGTCAGTAAAAATCGTCCCGAGTGATTGGTCTACAGATGGGTTTTCGATAGTGGAGGGAGAACCCCCTGCATTAGAAGAACGCACATTAGCGCCTTCCATAGAAACACTCGCGGTGGGAAGAGACCCGACTGAAAGATCAATAGAATAATCGCTGAGATAACAATTACCAATACCGATAACTCTATCCGTGCTCTCATAGGCATCTCCAGCATTTAAATCCTCACCCTCAGGAGAGGTCACAATGTAAAGATTAACTCCAGATCCAGCAGTGAGGTGTCCAGAAGCGAAGTTTCCTTGAGAATCACCAGCTCCTGTTTGAACATAAAAGCCTAAACATCTTTCATTAAAGCCGTCAGTTAAGTAATAAGAAAAATCAGCATTTACAGTCGGCGGCTCCAGAACTAAAGAGTCAATTCGCGCAAGCTGCCCATATTGGTTAACATCTTGACGATTAATAGTGTAGCTGTAATTAGCGCTTTGAACCCTACGCAATTGTTCGTGTGGTGCTATTCCAGTAGAGGTCGCGTATTCGCTGATAAAAAGGCCCTCGGATTGATAAATTACTCTGTTTCTGGTTGCCATGATAAAAGATTCTTTCCTTTGTTTACAGTTTTATTATTAAAATATGAAATTACTCAAAGCGATACCTGTATTTTAAAATGTCAAAATCAACAAACCCTATGTATAGCTCATTAGCTAATGTCTTTCTTGTTCTGTCGGTTAATTTAGAAGTCCGCACCTTGTCGATGATGAATTGATCTACTCCCGTGTAGGAGCTTATTAAGTTTGTATAGGAATATTCACCATTTTTTAGGTCTCCGAGTTCTGTGATGGGATAACCACTCATTGGAATTGCGGTAAAGCCCTCATTAACTGAGTCCATAAAAATAGACAACACCCCATCTAATTGATAAGAGTCTTCTGCGAGCACTACCGCATTAGCATGAATGGTAGTGTCCTGCATTCCCCCGAAGGCAAAAGGTTTGTTTTCTGCCACGGAAGTGGAAAGGAAAATCGCAGGAACCACATCATCATAGGGTTCAATATAGGTTTCTGGACCTGAAGGGAGACGGGAATTAACTACATATTTATTTTCCACAATTAAGTCGTCTTCGGTATCATTGGTAAGATAAACACTAAAATCTTTTACCGCGAATTCTCCTGTGATTGTAGAGCTTGTAACATCCCCCGATATCAACGCTCTGCCGTTGTCCATGTCAAAAACAACACCATCATTTCTGCCTGATAAGCCCCCGTTGATATAAACACCTGTGGGGATAGTTGCTCCTGCGATAGAAGAATCTGTAACCCATTGTTTATAGGGGCTCCCGTAAGCTGTGTAGGTGCTGTCGAGCCGAGGATCAGAATAATAATAAAAAGTCCCCGTTTTATTACTATAAGCCTCTCCTTTTTTTAATAAAAAATTATCAAACCAAAGGAAAAATGAAGTGGTCAGCTTATGTTGGAATTGTGCAATCATTTCAATTCTTCAAACTTTTTTTTATATTTGCGTAGAAACGCTGAAATGTAGGGGGTGTTTTGGAATTTCCCGCCTCTGACCTTTACACTTGTTTGGATGGCTGCGCCTGATCTGCCTTTGTTTTTTCTCAACAAATGGCCCAGCCCTGAAAGTCCACGCTCGATCCCCTCTGCCCAGCTTCTTCCCGTCGCCCACGGAAGGGGGGTTATGGAGAAAATATCTTCAGGAAGAGGCAGGTTAACCTTAAAATTTACTCCCAATCCTTTGGTTGGGCTTTTTATCTCTGACCCGTATTCAAAGGTTACGCTTTCGAGGAGTGTTAAAATGGGGGCTATCGGGTCCGATCCTTGGTCAAAGCCAATAAAAGCAAAAAGATTGCTTGTTCCTCCTAGAGTCCCGCTAATGTTAGTGCCTCCAGCTCCTGCCATAATTTCTTGAGTAATAGGATTAGCCAGAAACTCATTTATCATTTCTTGCTTAATTTGTTTAAATTTTTTTCTAGCCTCTATATCCAAGCCTTTTCTGGTTAATTTTGGGACTTGGCGCTGAAGAGCCAAAACAACATCTGGTTCTAAAAAAGCCATTAGGAGTCTACAGGGCTAAGGGTAAAGGTGTAAAACTGGTTAGAGGTGAACCCTCTGGGTTGTCCATCGCTTTCAATAAGGAATTTTGTTCCGTCGAATTCAACTCTACGGGCTTCACTCAAATAGGTGTATGCGGCTTCTTTGACTACAATTTTTACGGTTCCGTCAGGGACCACTACCTTGTTCTGAGTTCCTGCTTGTTCTGTAGGGCCATCGTCAGTAAGATAAGAAGTGTCCATATCATCATAGTAGATTCTTGCCTCAAAGGTTTGAGAGACGGTTGTATATTCCACTGATGTATTAGACCCCGTATTTGTGCGTTTATACAAAGAATTCCAAGAGTCGGTAGATGCGATTAAGGTTTTTTTAGCTGTTTTGTATACAGTAATAGTTCGCGCAAAAGTGGTATGTAGCGTATCTGCTAGATTTTGGACTTTTGTGATTTGATCTGCTGATAAAAATCCTGCCATATTGATTTTTACACTTTTATTTATATAATAAGATAGGTTTAAGGCATGGACGCTAAAAAAAGTTTAAATAAGGAGTCTCATGATGAAATTTCTAGGCTATTTAAAATGATGTTAATGATGGTGGAGGATATGAAACAGGACCATGATTTTCATTATGAAAAGCTTTATGAAAACATCCCTGAAGAATATCATAAAATTATTAATACAGCTAATCACTTTACCCCTTCCAAGGTTAATTGGATTAGAAAAAGAATTTTAGATATTGGGAACGAATCAATTAGAAATTTCGGGTCGTCTCTTGATAATTATACAGTAAGCTTTGTGTTTAAATAAGGAATAAGGTTATGGCATTTAAAGAACTATACGCATTTACCATTGATGATGAGCGGGAGGTGGAAAAAACCCACACACGCAAAAATAAGAAAACAGGCGAAGAGACGACTGTAACAAAAAAGGTCAAGGAGAAGGTTCCTGTCCAAGTTCGCTTAAAGCGACCATCTCGGAGGGAATTAGAAGACGCCGAGCTGGAATATTCTGTCGAAATGAGCCGTTGTGTTAAGAGGGGTATCTTGACAAAGGCGATGCTGTATAAAAAATATAGTGATACAGGAGGGGTATGGAGTGAAGACGACGCTAAAGATTATGGTAAGCTCTACAAAGAAATTTTTGACATCCAAAATGAATATGCTCGTTTGGAGACGGTAGATAAAAAAACCGAAAAGCAAAACAAAAAAATAGAAGATCTTAAGGAGAAATTGGCTTCCGCGAGACGCAAAATTGTAGATGCGGAATCAGCGATGCAGTCGCTCTTTGACCACACCGCTGATGTAAAGGCTCAAAATCGTCTTTTGCTTTGGTATACCTTAATGTTAACTCATATTCAGAAGGAGGACGAGGACGATCCTGTTCCTTATTTTAATGGTCTCGATTTCGAAGAAAAGATTGAAGACTACTATTTAAAGGAAGATGCTTCTGATGACTTTTATCTTGCTGTGGTTAAAAAGGTTACCACAATTTTAGCTTTTTGGTTCTTCAATCAAGCCTCCACTCCTGATGAGTTTAACAATCTCATCGAGCAAGTGGAAAAGGGTGAGCTTTGAAAGATGAGTTCTATATTTCTTTAGTCGGAGAGGCTTTTGACGGATATACAGAAGCTGTTTTAGATGACAAACCCGCCTATTTCAAGCATGTAAGCATTAAGGATCAAAGGTATCTACATAAGTTTTACGAAAAATATAAAGCTTTAGCTCTATCTAAGGGATTAGAAACAGAAAAAGATAGACTAGCTTATGTTATAAAAGAGGGAATTTGGACTCAGGAAGAAGATTCTAAAATAGGATCTTTGGAGTTTGAGATAAAAAACCTCAAAAAAACCCAAACCCAACTTCCATTGCCTTCTCAGCGGGAAGAAATGGGCAATACAATTACTGAGAGAACCAAAGAATTAGCTAAATTATTAGCTGACAGACAAGAGGTAGTGGGAAAAACTGCGGAAGATTATGCGACATCAAGAAGTGGCGATGAAATTTTAAGGTTCCTGTTGTTCAAGGATGAAAAGCTAACCAAGCATTTTTACACAGAAGAAGAGTTCGGGGAACTAGAAACTTGGCAGGTAGCTCAAATCAATTTGCTCCAAGGTGATATAGGTGAACGATTCACTGATATAAAAATTCAAGAAGCGGTTTTGAGGCCATTTTTTAGCATGTATTTATCTTTATGTGAAGATGTCGGGGCTTTTTATAGAAAGCCTGTTACTTCTTTGAGCATTTATCAGTTAAGGGTGGCTCTTTTTGGTAGAATGTTTTTTAATATTTTCCAAAACACCGACGATATTCCTGACAATATAAAGCAAGATCCTGAGAAGCTTCTATCTTTCTCAGAAATGCAACAAAACAAAGATAAGCGCAAGACTGGCATAAGAGAAGATGCTGATGCTTCCGTGGTTTTCGGAGCAACTAAAGATGATATGAAAACATTTAATGTTCCACAGGGCAATAAACAACTAGCCGAAGAAGCGGACAAGCATGGAGGGAAACTCAATATGGAACAAATGATGAGATTAGCTGGGCATGATGTGTAAATATTTGTGTAAATAACACAAAGGTTTACGGTTATGCCATTAAGAGTTCCAGCAGTAGTAACAGGATTAGAGGCCAGCATCGAGGCTCAAGCCAAGAGAGCGGGGAAAAATCTTAAGTTAAATTTAGGCACTAGCGCCAAAAGTATTGAAGGTTTGTCTCAACCTTTAGGGCGCATTACTGGTAAGGCAGACCAGTTTACCAAGTCGATGGAAGCCGCCAACGCAAGGGTGTTGGCTTTCGGTGCTTCCGTAGGCGTTCTGTCGGCTGTCACCCAAGGCTTTAAAGAATTGGTGAACACTACTATTCAGGTAGAGAAGCAGCTTGCTTCTATTAATAGTATTTTGGGGGCTACGAAGGGGGAGCTGGATTCTTTTAAGAAAACAATTTTTGAGGTTGCTCGCAATACAGAACAATCATTTGATACTGTTGCCAATGCAGCTTTAGAATTAAGTCGTCAAGGTTTAAAAACGGAGCAAGTTATAGAAAGACTAAATGACGCCATGATTCTTAGCCGCTTATCTGGGCTGGGAGCTTCAGAAGCTGTGGCGGGTTTGACCGCCGCTATTAACTCTTTTAAGAAGGAGGGGGTAACAAGTGAACAAGTTCTAAACAAACTTTCTGCCGCATCCGTTAAAGCAGCTGTTTCGGAAAGAGACTTAATCGAGGCAATTAAGCGGTCAGGTTCAGTTGCTCAAACTGCTGGAGTTAGTTTGAACGAATTGGTTGGTGTGGTTAGTGCGGTCCAAGAAAGGACGGCGCGGGGTGGTGCTGTTATTGGTAACTCTTTTAAAACAATTTTTACTCGCATTCAAAGTCTAGATAAACTTAAGACGATGCAACAGTTAGGGGTCCAAGTAGAGGATGCTTCAGGCCAAGTATTAAGTGCTACTCAGCTGATTCAAAACTTAGCAAAAACGATAGAAAGTCTCCCCGAAGCTCAAAGACTCCAGATAGCAGAGAATTTAGTGGGGAAATTCCAAATCGCTCCATTTTTGGCTATCTTAGATGACTACAATTCTAAAACCTCAAAAGCTATAGAGATTACTAAAGTGGCGGCTAATGCCACTAACGAGTCTTACAACCGAAATATAGCCTTAAACCAAACCCTTTCCGCTGCGATTAATGAAGCAACTGTAAATCTTAAAGAACTAGCTGACACTCTTGGCACAATTGGTATCACTGAAAGTTTACAAAATGTCTTAGGATTTTTTAACAACTTAGTAACCAATATTAAAGATCTTTTAGAGGGAGAGGGTATTGGTTCGGATTTCGCCAAAGGAATTGTTAAAGGAATAGGTGGAATCTTGGCTGGACCTGGATTAGCTATCTTCGGCGCTATTATTGCAAAACTTACTATTGATTTGGTGAGGTTCGGGACAGGATCTTTAAAAACCTTCTTTGGATTAAATAAAGCCGCCCAACAACAAAAGACTCTTCAGGGACAAATAGCGTCAACGCTTTTGGGTAACAAGGGGATACAGCAGCAAATTTTAGCTATTGAAAATAGCACGTTAAGCACAGAGCAAAAACGGGCCGCTCAAATCAAATTCTTTACAACCGCTTTAAATGAGCAGTTGCGAGTAATGACTCAGATGCAAGGCATTGCGGGTCGGATAGCTCCTGCCGTGCTTAGGGGGACTGCTGGCGCTAGAGGAGGAAAAGCGGCTGGAGGATATATTCCTAATTTCGATGCGGTTAGAGGCTATGGGTCAGAACGGCAAGCTATAGCTCGCGGCGTAGGGGGAGCCCCTCCCTCTGCTCGCCCAGTGAACATACCCAACTTTAATTTTGGAGGAGGGAGGCGTGGGCCTATTACCGCGAATACTAGTGAATTTATTGTTCCAAATTTCGCTGGGGGAAGTGGTTCAGCTATATTTAATCAAAATATGGTTTCCTCTATGGGTCTTCCTACGGGAGCTAGAAAAATTGGCGCTGCTGGTGGTTATATTCCTAATTTCCAAAGAGGTAAGAGTTTCCCCGCGAATATAAATACAAAAGACTCACTGGTTCTATTCGTGGGAGATAGGGGTGAAGATACCGTAATGAACATGTGGGCTGGTAGAGTTGGAGGAAAAACGAGGGCTTACACATCTCCAGCTTTAGCTGATAAAGCAAAAGCTACAGATGTCGCTAATGTGAGAGTTCCAATTTTTAGAATGAAACCCAAGGGCAAAAACAAAGAGCCCATGGATATTCAAACCATTAAAAGGAGTCTTTCTAAGAATGCTACAGAAAACGCAGAAAGGTTTGCTAAAAGTTTAAGTGGTAGGAGAGACTTGCCCAGCTTAACAAAAAACCAAATTACAGGTCTATTTAACCCAGGAGCTTTTGAGGGTTTTGCTGGGAGTATTTTTGAGGTGTCATTGGCAGCTATATTGGGTAGTAAACAATTTCTTGATTATGCCTCTAGAACTGAAACCTCAAGAATTGATTTGCCATATTCGCCAAGATTATTCAACAAGTTCGGAGCGCGGGGCAAAGGACGAAGGGGGGCAGAGGTAAAGGCTAACGCCAGCACTGATCTTGTTGGAGGTGCCGCTGTTAAATTTTATGATGTTCTAGGAAGGGGAAGGGCTGCGGCAAAATATAAAAAAGAGAGATTAGGCAAACATCTTTCAAAAACCATGGCTCTTTCGAGATATGGTATTAGTAATCAGGCTTATGCAAGGATAAACGCAAAATACGGCACAGTAAGTGCGGGGTCGATAAGTCAGTGGAGGTTAGAGCAAGGTCGGATTCCAAGAATGGCTGAAGGCTATATCCCAAACTTTGCCAAAGGCCCGTTGCAAGAATCCATAGAAAGAGAAAAAGCAGCAGGGCTTTCTATTAGTCAAATTAGAATCAACCAAGACTCCAGACTTAAAAATGCAGACAACCCAATGGGTCTTGCTGTGACGAATACAAGGGATGAGCCTACTGGGGCTATTCCTTTTGTTGCTGGGGGGTATATACCAAACTTTAGAATCAACCACCCATACAGATCAGCGACACCTGCACCTGCACCTGGAAGAGCAGCACCCCCTTCTGCTCCTCCTTCGGGGCCAAACCCCCCAGGAGCCCAAAGAGATTTACTAGGCCCAATCTTTGCGGTCACCGCCGCGATGTCTGCTTTACAAGGGGCTACGTCGGGAGCTGAAGATGGGATGGCGAAATTCACCAACACTCTGGCCTCTGCTTTAGCGGGTGTCAGCACAGCTGTATTTGCAGGGACCGCTATAACTGGCTTCGGCAAAGATATACAACAGGGTGGCGGAAGATTTAAAAAAGCCATGGGAGGAGCCGTCAAGGGTCTTGGGCATTTTGGGATGGCGCTGGGGATAGGACTGGCTGCTTGGAAAGCAGGTGTTGAGATCTTCAACCAAGTGACTGGAGCCAATAAGAGAGCGGCTCTAGCCACAGGTGCTCTTGCCGATGCTAGCGAGAAGCTGGCTGTAAAGTTCGGCTCCTTATCTAAGGAGAGACAAGCGGAAATTGGATTTGAATCAAAAGAGGCTGTGGTAGAGGGAACTGTGGAGGAGACTGTGCATGTCGCGAATGAAATCTTGATGAGAGACATGTTAGGAATTAAAGGTTTTAATTTGCGAAAAAAACATTTCGCCCCAGTGTTTGCAGGGCCTTTAGGACCAGCTGGAATGCTTGCGGCCCCGCATATCCCAGGCATGAAGACAGTTACCCAGCAGGAACAAAGGCGTTTTGGATTTGGGAAGGCTGGGAAAGAGCTGAAAAAAGCCTATACCGATTTGGGAAATCAATTCATCGCTCTAGGCGGCACAGCAAAGCAACTTGATGAAGCGTTAGACACGTTAGGGGCAGACCTAAGCGACAAAGGAAAGTTTAAAAAAGCCATAGAATTACTGAATAAAAGAAACGAAAAAACGATTAAAGAATCCGCTGCTTTTGGCAAGATGCTAGATAGCCTCTTTAAAATAGATGAAAAAGGTTTAAAAGGGTTAGAGAGGCTCTTGAAAGACTTAAGTGGGCCTCTCGTCGGCCCAGCAGGAAGAGGGGGAGCCACTGGAGCTTTGGAGCAGTTAAGAAGAAAGGCGGGTCCAGATTTCAAGACAGCTGGATCAGACTTATCTCTGGAACAAAAAAGGGTTTTAATAATAGAAAGAATAAAAAAAATCCAAGCAGAGATATCCCAAAATGTTTCTAACGCAAAGAGAATAGAATTAACGTTGGCTCAAAAAATACTTAAGTCAGCACTAGACCTATCTGTTTTAGAGTCCACAATGTCGCGGGAGTTAAAAGAACAAGTGGCATCTGCTAAAATCTTGGGGTCTAGAAGTAAGGAACAGATTAGAGATTTGGAAACCCAATTATTCCAAACAGAACAAGAAAACCAAAAAATAAAAGCAAGAGCTGCGCTAATAAAAGAATCAATAGATTTACTAAAGGGACTCTCGATTGACGACAAAAAAAGAGAGGAGCTGGAAAGAAGACTGCTTCAATTGCAAAAAGACGGGCTGCTAAACCTAAAAGAAGTCGAAAAGGTCATCTCAGAAATTTTAACCGCAACGGAGATGACAGGGGTGAACTCGAAAGACTTAGCTGAAAAGTTTATAGAAGGTCATAAGGCTGGAGAAAAACTGCTTGATGCAATGCAAGAAGTGGATCTGAATATTAGAAGGTCAGCAGATAATGCGGCAAATTTAAAAGATGAGCTAGAAAGGGCAGCAGAAGCGTTCGATTTAGTAGCTCGACAGGCTTCTTTTGGAGTAACTTTTGGCGCTGATCAGGAGCTGGATAGACTGCGATCCGATCAGCAACGTTTACAAAGAGCGGGTCAACTTACCATGAGACCTGGTGACCAAGAGGCTAACGCTTTGGCGTTAGCTAGAAATAAAGTGGCACAAGAGGAACAAAATGCAATAACGAAGCGAGAAAACTTGTTAAGAAGAGCGAGGGAAACACCAATGTCTGCAATTGGTGTAGATAGTGAAACTGGTAATGCCCTTATGAGGGCTATAGCGCGGGGCGCACCACAAGAAGAGCGAGATACTATTGTGGCAAAAGGTCAGGAAAGATTGAAGGAGATGATATCTGGAGCTAAGGATGTTGACGCGGTAATCAAAATTTTACGAGACAGTCTAGAGGCAGCTAGCATAGACCAAGTAAACGCTATAAAGAAACAAATACAGGTTCTTGAAGAGGGGAAAAAAACAACCGAGCGACAAATAACAGCCGCAAAAGCAACAGCAGAAGCCGAACTAGAGCTTATAACCGCTAGAGATAAAGCTTTATCTGCTTTGCAGAGCCGAATTACAGGTTCAGGTTTAATGGGACTGGATGCACGGACAAGGGCGGGACTCAGGCGAAAAAAAGCAGTTGAATTAACAGACCCTAACAATCCACTAAGCGCAGGTTCTGGGTTTGAAGGATTAACTCCTAGAGAGGCCGAGGAATTAAGTGACATGCGAAGGACTGCTTGGGATCGAATTATGGAAAGACCAGAATTTGACACCTTAACTAATGCCGACGCTCTTGCGACAAAAGTCGAAAATGCAGCTATAAATTTCAAAAACACGATGTCCGACGCTTTAGTCGATTCCATAATTAAGGGAGAGAATTTGGGGGATGTTCTTAGGAGTGCTGCCACTGATTTTTTTACTTTGCTCTCTAAGGCTTACATGGAAAGCGCTGTTAATCAACTCATCGGAAGCACTTTTCCAAAACCCGCTGCAAGCGGTGGTGGAGGCGGCGGCGGTGGTAGAGGCGGCGGCGGTGGCCTCTTGGGTTTTATTGGAAGTCTTTTAACTGGGAAAAACAGCGGGGGTCTTGTTACGGGAGGATCGGGAATAAAAGACGATGTTCCCACTTTATTAACAGGTGGTGAATTTGTTATCAGGAGAAGCGCTGTATCAAGATACGGACCAGAGTTTCTTGAGGCTTTAAACAGAGGGGGAATTCAAACCATGCAAAGAGGTGGGCTCTTTAGCCCAGGAACTTACGGGCAAGGAGCGATAACGGGACAGAGAAACCTTTTAGATTTTGCTACGCAGTCAGCCACCCGTGGTCAATTTGATCAACTTAGTGGAGGGGCTGGGTTCGGAGCAGTATCATTGGAACCGATGAGCGCCCGATTAACTATGTTCGGGAGGAGAAACAGTCCACTGTTTCAGAGAGAGCAAGACTCACAAAGAGAGGCTTTTGGACTTTACGTTCGCCAAGTTCAACATGAAGAAGAAATAAGAAGACAAGACGAAGAAAGAAGGAGAGGTTTTAGAAACTCTATAATAATGGCCGCTGCTAGCGTAGCATTGAACGAATTTGCCACGGGTTTTAGTGAATCAATGAAGGCTAGTAAGGGCACGGACCAAGGCCCACTTAGTAGACTTTGGAGTGCAGTGGGAGCTGGTGTTACAGGCTTTGAAGGTGAAGGAGGGCAAAGATTTGGCGGATTACTAAACTTTGGCCCCAGACCAGAAGGTCTGCTTCCATCACAAATACGCGCTGGCTCAGGGACAACAACCGTTGCTCCCCACACACATAATAGCGGTGGCGGTGTTGTTAACACAGGAGCGCCTCTTTCACCACTGCCCAGCCGCACTCGACCTGTTACCCCACTTACCCAAGAACAGAGAGCAGACATCGCAACGGGAGGGAGCGGAGGACTCCATTGGACTAACCCCGATCATTTTTCGAGTGGTGGCTACATTTCTCCCACTGCTGGAGTAGATACGGTCCCAAGCATGTTGTCGGGTGGAGAATTTGTGATGAACGCTGCCGCCACTCAACGCATGGGTCGCGGAAATCTGGCCGCTCTTAATGCTGGCGGTGGTGCGGGAGGTGGCGACGAGGCAATAGTCGCTAGGCTCGATGAGCTTATTGCTGTAACTGATGGAAGCGGAGAAAGCGTTATCAACATTACCGTTAATTCTGACGGCACTGAAACTCAAGGCGGTAATGGTGACGAGCAGCAGCAGAACCTAGCCATTAAAATTAAAGATGTTGTAAGACAAGTTATTGCTGAAGAGCAAAGATTAGGGGGCTCATTAAGAAGGAATTAAAAAGTGTTTGGGACAAAGCTAAATTATGATTCCCATTTTTTTGTTAATGGGGAAGAAATATCGGGGATAGACTCGATAGAGATTGGTTATCAAAATTCCGCCAATGTTACTAAACCTCTTGGTTATCATGGGGGAGTCGTAACGGTGGGGGGACCAACCCAACAAAGCTTATCTGTTTCAAGATACTTAATTTCCAACACTCCTTTAGAATCTTTTTCTAACGGTCAAAAATTTACAGGAAGCTTGAATTATGAAGGAGGCTCTTATGGTTTTAATAGTGGCTATATAACAGATGTTTCTGTTAATTGTGCAGTGGGCGCGATTCCGCGAACAAATTATAATTTTGTCGTGTATGATGAGTTGACAGGAGTAGATGCTTCTGGGACACAGACCAGCGATATATATATTCCAAGCCAAGGATCTATTTCGATCACTTGCGATAATGTAAGCACCAACAGGGTATTGGGATTTGATTACAGGGTAGAATCGCCTATAAAACCATATTATACAATAGGCTCAGAAAACCCAGCTGAAGTTAAGTATGTGGGACCGAATACTTACACAGCCTCAGTTCAGTTAGAAGTAGATGACGTTTTCCCAGAAAGCGGATATACATTTTTGACTTCTGGAAAAGATGGGAGAGGAGGAAAGTTCAACCAAACTAACGTAATTTTGTCTGTCAATGGGAGAGACGGGACAAACATAAAAAATTATCCAATCCCCTCCCCTGTTTTAGTAGGCGAACAGTTAAGCGCTTCTGCTGACGGATCTCTACGGTTAACTCTTAATTATATAGGACACATGTAATGAGCGAAAGTTTATTTTATAATAGAGACCAAAATATCTCAGGAGCAACAGTCCCAAGCGAACTGGGGGGGCTGACTTTTACTCCTGTTTATGGGTCTCGGGTAAGCTTTGAGGCAAAAAATCACTCGTATAACACTGATGATTTTTATTATAATTTAATACCGATGTCAGTAAATAGTTTGACGGCTAAATTTGAAGTCAGATATGATGTTAACGAAAGCGGGGCGAGACAGCTTGCTGCTTTTTTTGAAAGCAAAGAGGGATTTAAACCCTTGGAATTTACTCCTGATAATTCTGGAATTTACAAAACTGTTTCTGGTTTTTGTGATAATTATGCGATTAACTTTATAAACAACCAACACTTTGAGGTGGGGGCTAGTATCGCGGTTGATCGCGCTCCAACCCTGTTAAATTGGTCGGGAGGAAATTTTGCCAACATCCCATTCCAGTCGTGGACTAACTCTACATCTTTTAAGAAATATGATGTTGTTTATTCAGGAATCAATGAAAACAAGTTAGACAACTTTTATTATTGCACAGGAGACAATACTTCCTCGGAAACCAATAGTCCTACAGGAACAGCTTCTTTGTGGTCACAAAAGTTTTTCTTTGAACCAGACATAGGAATTCAAAATGATGTGAAAATTAAGGCTGATGTTTTAGACTACAGAAATTCTTTTACCCAACACTTAAAAACCAATGATAACATAGCTACATTTGATATGAGGTATACTTATACTGATATCACCGACAAACAATTAAGATGCATGTTACACTTTTTGGAGAGAAAGGGAGGATATAGAATATTTGAACATCAGATTCCCTCTGTGTATAATAGACCCAAAGTTTATTATTGTCCTAGCTGGGAACATACATGGAATTATTTTAATTCTAACACTTTGACGCTTGATCTTGTAGAAAACCCACTCGGAGTAATACCAACAGAAACATAAAATGGCTAGAGATATCATAAAAAGCAATATCGCCGCAGTTGCAGTAAATCATGGCTCTTCTGATGCTTTTAGCACCTCTGCTCTTGGTCTCAGGCTTTATATGGGAGTTAAAGACTTTAATTATTCTATTCAGCTCCCACGCCAAAATTTAAAACAAGTAGGAAGTCAAGAACTTGCTTTTAATGGAATGGTTAACCAGCCCGATGTAGAGCTGGGGATTTCTTATATAGCTCAACCCGTAGGTTCAAATGAATATAATGGAAACTTTGTTGGTGAGTCGTCCTTCTTCACCAAATTTAATAATTTCTTTTCGGGCACTGCCGAAAATTCTTCTAACTTTTATGTTTTTTTAGATCCTAATCAGCAAGCTGATATTTTTAATACTTTAAAATTTGATGAGTCTTTAATAAACTTATCAGGATTTGATTCTATCGCATTCGGAAATTGTTATGCGACTACATATGGAATAAGTTATGCGGTGGGGGGAGCGCCCACCGTTTCTACAAATTATCTTTGTTCTAACGTTGTATTTGAAAATATAACTGGCACATCCATGCAAATCCCAGCCATCAATTTAACAGGCGGCAATAACGATGGTGTTGGTTTGTGTTCTTTTCAGTTTGAAGAAAATACTACAGATGATTCCAAGCCTGTTGTATTAAATCCCACAGACACAAACAGTAGCATAACCCTACAAAACTTAGAGGTGGGAGGACAGGCTTTATCTGGAGTTCATTTCATTCAGTCTGTAGATATGTCTGTAGACTTACCCAGAAGCTCTTCCTATGGTCTTGGAAACGATTTTGCTTACAATAGAAAAGCTCAACTACCAGCGAACGGAAGATTCTCAGTCTCCTCTCTTGTCTCAGGATTAAACTCGGGGGTCTTAACAGGAATATTAGATAGCGACCAAAATTATGACTTCCAATTAGTTTTAGCTTCTGGTTCTAAAAAAATGATTTACCAAATCGAAGACGCTAAATTAAGCACTTATAACTATGGGATGTCTGTAAATCAACAAATGTCTTTTGACGCCGACTTCTCTTTTAATGTAACTGAAACAAAAGGACTGAAGATTAGCGGGACCATTGTTTAGTCATAATCAATTTTAATGTTCTTGCTTTCGTAACCCTTTTCCTTTATTCGGTTCGGGTGTTCAGCCCCTCCTCTTTCTTTGGCATAATTGTCATAAAATTTTTCCTTTACGGGGTCAAGACCTCCCGCTTTTTCAGCTCTCTTGGCGCTTAGTTCTGATGAAAGGTCCATCATATCTCCCATGGTCCCTTTTTTATTATAAGTCGCGTCAATATACTGCTGCTTATTAAAAGGATCTATTGAATTATCAATGGAGGCGTTGGGGGAGAGAAAAACTCTCTTCCACTCAACACCCCCCTCTGAATAAATATGTTTGTCATTCATCCCTTGGAATACCTCTCGGTATTCTTTTCTGTCGGGATGCTTGTAGACATAAATCGGCATCAGGTTTCAATTTTAATGTCCCTGCCTTCACAAACCTCTTTTTTAGGGAGTGTGATGGTAAGCAAACCATTTTCGAGCTTGGAAGAAATATGTTCTTCTGAAACATCGGTAGTCAAATACACCTTAAATTTCTTTTTGCGTTTTTTGTTTTCAGCATGAACATTTAAAACGCCGTCTATGACTGTTAATTTTATGTCTTTTTTAGAAAAGCCAGCCAGCTCTAATTCAGCTGTATATACATCCCCCGTATCTGTGACAGCTACATCTGTAGATAGAGTAAATGGGTAGGTAGGGTTTTCGAATAATTTTTCAAATAATGGATTCATGTGTATTTATAAGCAATTTTTATGCCTGAGCTTTACCCTTAAAAATATAGGCTAAAATATCCTCCACCATTTTAGAATAGGTCATAGTGTCTCCCATTTCTACACCAGCTGTGTTTAATTGACCCACCTTTGCTTCTGCTTTCTCCATAGCAGTAACAGCTTCCTCTTCGGTCCAAGTGTAAAAAGTGCCTTGGTTAAATGGTCGGTTTTTTTCGAAAAATACTCCATCAAACACGGGCATTTCGCCTGACGGCTCAATCAAAATAGAATTTTCCTTGGTGGCCCAGTCTTTATGAGAGGTGGAATTTAAAACAATGCTCCACTTACCTAAGCAAGTAGCATTAAAGGCGGGAAGATTCCAACCCTCTCCCCCTGACAAGCCTGTTAAGTCAATATCAATTGCATTTAGAAATTCATTGACCTCCGCGTTCTTATCTAAGGGAGGAATAATATTAATATTATTATAATGGTTCCCTTCTAGGGTCTGATTTATGATATTTTGCATTTGCTCTGGTTTAAAAAACGGATTATTAATGCAACAAGAAAGCTGATATTTGTTGTTGTTTCCGTATTTTTTTAGCCAAGCTCTAATTATTTTTTGGGTGTGTTTTCTGTTTTCATATTTTCCCATTAACCCAAAATGAACAACATCCTTGAGGTAGGTTTTGTTGGTTCGATAGAATTCTGGATCTAATCCCAGGGGAATAGACCTAGAGTTGGTAACTCCTTTATTCTCAAAGTGCTTTGAGGCTTCTCGCGAACTAAAAAAAGTGAGGTCTTGATGAGCACACAAAGCGACTTCTTCGTTGGTGGGTTCATTGCATTCATAAAAGGTAAAAAGAAATTGATCTTTATTTTTTCTATTCTCACTACCATTAAGATGCCACAGCTTTAAACAAGGAATGTCCTTTTTAAGAAAATCCCATCTCTGGTTGATGGCTTTTTCAATATAAGATTTTAGCTCTTCGGTAACATTAAATGCACTAAGGTCTACATTTCCTATAGGAAAAATCCCTATATCAACATTTAGTTTATGCAGTTCCCTAACAAGATTGTAGGAAACATTTCCGAAGCTTAATCTATTAAGCGGGATTTCTAGAAGGAGCTTCATTAAAAGGGAACAAGATCTTCAGACTCCTCAGATTTTTCAGCCTCTGAATCAGAATCAGACTTCTTCCCAGAACTCAAAAACTGGAGATCCTTGCCACGAATATAATACTTGCTAAAGCTTTTTCCGTCTTTCTCCCAAGAAGACATGCAGAGTTCTCCTTGAACCATAAACTCACGGCCCTTGGTCAGATATTTCTCTGCAATTTCTGCGGTCTTGTTCCAAAACTCTACGTCGATAAAGCATTTAGTTTTGGCGTTGGCCGTGGATATTCCAACCCTGAGGTTGGCTACTTTGTTACCAGTGTCAGTTGTGCGGACTTCTGGATCTTTTACCAGATATGCGGCGGCTGTAATTGAATTAAACATAATTTCCTTCTTTTTTTACTTTGTTAATGAATCGGTTATGGATGTTTATACATCCTTGGATACTCATGTCAAGTTTTTCTGCTATTTTTCTCCAAGGAGTGAGCTTATTATTATCTACCCCGTATCTCAAGTCAATTATTTTTTTGACCCTGATATCTTTTTCTTTTTCTAAGCATTTATTAAACAATGAAAAAGCCTCTTCTTTGTCTATTTCTGTCGCGAAGCTTTCGGAGGCTGGTTCAATATAGTTTGGTATTCCATCAAAACAAATCTCCTTATTCTTCTTTTTTTTATTGAGGAGATTTAAGCACTTCCATTTTGTTTGATTGGCTAAATGAGTCGAAAACTTAGTTTTACGAGTAGGATCGTAATTTAAAGCTGCCGAATAAATTGTAGAATCTTTTTCTCCTACCAGCTGGTATTTATCCACCACACATTGAGGGTGAGACATAAACTGATTTACCATAGTATGAAAAATACCCGAGTGTCTGTCTATGATTTCCAAGAGGCTCTCCTCATCGTTTGTTTCTTGGATGTTGGAGATCAGAGTGTAGTCGCTTTCCACTGAACCAATCCTATCATCTGTATCATCTTTTTCCAAAAGAATTCGGGGAATATTTATAATATATTTATAAAACGTTTTACGTTAAAGACTAACGTTACCTTTTACCATTACGTTAAAGAACTAAGAAGCGTTCTTAGAACCGTTTCACGGTAATTATATCGTGGACTCTTATTCTGTCAACTAAAATTTTTCGGAAATTTCTTAATTGAGAGTGGACACTATTGCCCCCTAAGTGTAAATTCCTTTGACCATGATTTTTGAAGAACAGATATCCAGAAAGCCCGATCACTACCCTTGGGCACAAGAGTTTATTGAGGCGATGCATACTGGGTTTTGGACGGATAAAGAATTCAGTTTTAGCAGTGATATACAGGACTTTAATGTCAATTTAGACGAAAATGAGAGGGAGATGATTATTAGAACTCTGTCCGCGATTGGCCAAATTGAAGTGGCTGTAAAAAAATTCTGGAGCAAGCTTGGAGATAACCTTCCCCACCCCAGTTTAACCGACCTCGGCTATGTCATGGCCAACGTGGAAGTGATTCACAATAACGCTTACGAAAGACTCCTACAGATTCTTGGCCTAGAGGATATTTTTGAAGAAAATTTAAAGCTGGATTTTATCGAGGGCCGCGTCAATTATCTGAGGAAGTATACCCACAGATTTTACAAAGATTCAAAGAAACAATATGTTTATGCCCTTACTTTGTTTACTTTGTTTGTGGAGAACGTCTCTTTGTTTTCTCAGTTTTATGTAATCAATTGGTTTAATCGTTACAGAAATGTTCTTAAGGACACTGGGCAGCAAGTAAAATATACCAGAAACGAGGAAAATCTTCACGCTCTTGCTGGTATAAAAATAATCAACACCATTAGAGATGAACATCCCGAGCTTTTCGATAAAGAGCTAGGGGAGAGAATCGCAATGGAGGCTAAGGCGGCTTTTGATGCGGAAAGCAAAATTGTAGATTGGATGGTAAATGGCTTTGATGAAAAAGGACTTAGTGCAGATATTTTAAAAGAGTTTATCAAAAACAGAATAAACGACTCCCTCGAAAAAATAGGGTTTGCACCTGCGTTTAATGTTGACACCTCTCTTCTGGAAGATACAATGTGGTTTGAAGAGGAATTGATGGGGAACAACGCCACCGATTTCTTTCATTCTCGACCTGTAGAATATTCCAAGAATTCTCAAACATTTGATGCGGACGACCTTTTTTGATGAAGAGATATAAGTGGCTTAACAAAGATTCCCGCGATTTCTTAAAACGGGGGTATTTGAGAGAAGGAGAATCAGCAGAACAGCGAGGTCATGACATTGCTGTCGCCGCAGAAAAACTTCTAAAAATAAAAGGCTTTTCTGATAAGTTCGAAGAATACCTAAGAAGAGGTTTTTATTCTCTATCTAGTCCTGTGTGGGCCAACTTTGGCAGAGATAGGGGCCTTCCTATTTCTTGTAATGGAGTCTTCATAGAAGACCGTATGGACGCGATTCTTGACAAGCAAGCTGAAGTAGGAATGCAAACAAAGCATGGCTCTGGCACTTCTGGATATTTTGGTGAGTTACGAGGAAGAGGTGCTGAAATTTCAGCGGGAGGGACTTCAAGCGGCCCAGTCCACTTTATGGAATTATTTGACAAAGTTTCTTCTGTTGTTTCTCAAAGCAATGTAAGAAGAGGCTCCTTTGCCGCTTACCTACCTGTAGATCATCCTGATATTAATGAATTTTTAAGAATACGCAGCGAGGGTAACCCAATACAAGAAATGTCCTTTGCTGTGTGTATCACAGACAAATGGATGCGATCTATGATAGAAGGAGATAGGAAGAAGAGATCTGTGTGGGCTTCTATTATAAAAAAAAGATTTGAAACTGGTTATCCCTATATATTTTTTACGGATAACGCCAATCAACAAGCTCCCAAGCCTTACAAGGATAAAAAGCTGCAAATCCACGCCTCCAATCTGTGTAGCGAAATATTCTTACATTCCTCAGAAGAAGAATCCTTTGTCTGTTGTTTATCTTCTCTAAACTTACTTGAATGGGACGAGATAGAAAAAACCGATGCTATTGAGACTCTCGTTTATTTTTTGGATGCCGTAATGGAAGAGTATATCCAAAAAACAGAAGATATTCCCTATATGCAAGCCTCTCACAATTTTGCCAAGAGGCAAAGGGCATTGGGGGTTGGGGTTCTTGGTTGGCACTCTTTCTTGCAATCTAAACTGATACCATTCGAAGGAATGGAGGCTAAGTTTTTAAACAGGCAAATCCACAGAACCATAAGAGAGAGAGCAGATAACGCCACAAAAGAACTATCTGGTTTATTGGGAGAGCCGTTACATTTAGAAGGCTATGGCAGACGCAATATGACAACAATAGCGATTGCCCCTACAACTTCCAGCTCTTTTATATTGGGTCAGGTTTCTCCATCAATTGAACCCCTAAATAGTAACTACTTTACAAAAGATCTAGCTAAAGGCAAATTTACTTATAAAAACCCTTATTTAGAGAGTCTTTTAGAAGAAAAAAAGAAAAACACCCAAGCAACTTGGAAATCTATTCTTAGCAAAGGTGGATCAGTCCAACACTTAGACTTTTTATCTGAAGAAGAAAAATCTGTATTTAAAACATTTGGAGAAACATCTCAAAAAGAGATTGTTATTCAAGCTTCTCAGCGCCAAAAGTTTATAGACCAAGGCCAAAGCTTGAACCTGATGATTTCTCCGAAATGCCCTCCCAAGCAAGTAAGCGAACTTCTTATCTTTGGGTGGGAGCAGGGGATCAAGAGCTTCTATTACCAACGTAGCGCCAATCCTAGCCAAGAACTTGCTCGCTCTATTTTAAATTGTTCCTCTTGTGAAGGATAAGTGTAAATTAAACAGGATGAAGTCTAGCTTTTCAGATAAAATTTATACTTGCCTTGCGGCTAAGGTAATTAAATTTAATGAAGAAAATACGCCTCGCGTTACCTTAGACCAATTAATTAGGGTATATAAGAGAGGGGAAAAAACATCAAGAGTTTTCTTTTCTTTCGACAAAAGCCCCGCTCAGTGGGCCATGGCCCGAGTAAACATGTTTTTAAGGCTCAGTGCAGATCGTCGTGTCGCAGACGCTTATCGCTTTCAAGACTTAGATATATCTGAAGGAACAGACCGCACCTATCACCAAGAAGAAGCAGAACCCTTTTGGAAATTTTCTGAATTAGACTTCACTATGGCTCGTTCTGATTTGTTATTGTTTCACATCACTGATCAGGAGGCGGAAAGCACATTTTACCCGCCCCCCGTTGAAGAAATTTAAATTCAGCCTATAATCATACCAGTGGTATGAAATGAAGGTTTTATTTGTATCTGACTTCACCTTAGAGCGCAACCAAGTTGGTGGCGCACAACTAAGCAACTCCTTTATAATAGAAAAGGGCAAAGAGCTTGGTCATGAGATTGTGGAACACGATTATACGTCGTCCATAGTAGATTTTTTAGCTACATATGACCTTTTGATTAGCTCTAATGTAGAGGCTATAAACGAAAAATCTCCAGAAAAGCTGGATTTTATTTTTAAGCATCCCAACCACATTAGGTTAGAACACGATTCATGTTCTTATTTGAGCAATAAGACTAGACAAAAACTATTTGAATCTTCAAAACAAAACTTTTTTCTTTCTCAGTTTCACATTTCTTTTTTTAAAAGGCTTTATGGTGATTTTTTTAAAAACGTAGAAATTGTTTATGATCCCATAAATACCGATATTTTTAAGCCCAAAAATGTGGAAAAATTATATGATGTAGTTTACTGTGGGTATTTACACCCCCTAAAAGGGCTTAACAGCCTCGTTTCATTCGCGCAGGATAATCCAAACAGAGAAATTAACGTTTTTGGATGGGGTGATTTTAACTGTGATGAGTTTTTTAGCAATTATTCTAATTTAAACTTCGGGGGCATTAAAAAATATCAAGAAATAGCGACGATCCTCCAGCAAACCAAGGCTGTTTATCACAATCCCACCGTTAACGAGCCGTTTTGCAGGATGGTAGCAGAAGCTCTTTTGTGTGGGGTCGAAGAATTCATAGGCGACACAGACAAAATTGGGTCTTACTTAGAATTTCAAGCTGTAGGGCGAGAAAAATTTGAAGAGGGCTGCAATAATGCGGCTGACAATTTTTGGGAAAAAGTAAATGAAAGGTCTTTATCATGTGTGATTTAATTTGCGGAACATATTTCAAACATCAGTGTCGGACGAGAATAAGTAACTATATAGACGAAAGAACACCTGTCTTTGAGTTCACAGAAGCAGAAGAAGGGCATGAAAATTACGTTTATTGCAAACCAGAATTTATGCAACTTTTAAAAGATTCTAAACTATTAAAAGACGGGCCGTTTACGTTAATTACTCACAACTCAGATATTAATTTTGATGAGGAGTATGTAGAAGCCGTATTAGAATTTTTTCCTGAGATAGAGCATTGGTATACTCAAAACTTGCTTTATAAACATCCGAAGGTTTCTCCCATCCCCATTGGTATAGCAAACCCAAGGTGGTCTCATGGCAATCAAGAGCGCTTCAAAAAAATAATTGAAGAAAACAACAAAAAAGATAGAGCATACTATGCTAACTTTAATGTCTCTACAAACCCTTTAGAAAGGACTGAGTGTTACAAGCAGCTAGGTATAGAGTCGCCTACCGATTATCCAAACGCAACCTCTATAGAGGAACACAACAAGTTTGTTAATAAAACCCAAGAAAAATATTTAAGAAATATAGCAAAGTCTTTTTTTACGGTTTCACCTGATGGTAATGGCAAAGACTGTCACAAAACCTGGGAAGCTTTATATATGAAAAGTATCCCTATTGTTAAGAGGTGGCATGGTGCAGAAAGGTTTAAAGAGCTAGGAATACCCATGTTAATTGTAGATAACTGGTCTGAGTTTAAAGATTTAGATCTTTGTGAGGATTTATATCTCAGCCTGTGGGGTGAATTCAAGCCCTCTTTCCTTAACTTCGATCTATTTAAGAAAGGTGAAAAATCTTCATAAAGTTTACATAATTCACTATACAAAATTGACATCCCGAAAAGCTCACATGCTAAATGAGCTTCAGCGGTGGTTTCCCAATATTGAATATGAATTTGTAGAGGAGTTAGATCAAGAAGATTTAACAGATGATATTATACAGGAAAACTTTGATTTGCTATCTTTTAAAAATAGGTTTGGCAGAGATATGCTTAGATCTGAAATGTCTTTATGTATGAAATATAAAAAAGCCATTAATGATATTTCTAAATTACCAGAAGGAGAAGATTTTTTTATTTTAGAAGATGATGTTATATTTAAAGAAGACCCTTTAAACTATATAGAGGCCATGAACCGATTGTGCGACGAACATAAACTAAAATATGATTGTGTATTTTTGGGCGAAGCTTGGATAAGGCGTGATGATAACAGAGATATTTTTGGGAAGAAAGATCATCCAGCGACGAATGGATTATGCACTGTTTTATATACCAAAGAATCTGTAAAAAAACTAAACAAGTATTTGCAGTCTACCAAAATAACACAACCCCTAGACTGGCAATTCAATGATGCTTTCGAGCAGTTGGATTTTGATGTGTATTGGGGCAAAGCTTTAACTAGGCACGGTAGCGTATTGGCTTTAGACGGAGAAGATTTCAAAAATTTTAAATCTACCCTGAGAGACACATATTAAAATGCCCGAAAAAATTAAATTAAAGTTTTCATCTCCTTGGGATTCTGCTAAAACCAATAATGCGAGGGTAGAATATAATTGGGGAACTCTTCCTGAGTGTTTCGAATTAACCAGTGGAAGCGACTATGATTTTTTGATTGTTTTAAATCATAGCCGAGAAATGTATTGTTCTCCTAGAGAAAAAAACATAGCCGTGACCATGGAACCTACATGGAGCATTAATTCTCTAAAAAATTTAAATGATTATTGCCAACACATAATAACTAGCGATAAGAAAATAAAAGGAGAAAACATTAATTATACATACTCTTTTCTTTTTACCCACGACTCCAGAAACAATAGTGATACAAACAATTTATACGGTCCCACCGTTGATGACTATTTAAACAATAATTCTTTTCCTGACGACATAGACTCAGCCGATTACCCCAAAAAAATATCTTACATGGTAGCTAGCCATGGAGCGTTAAACGGCACTCCCCACCACTCATCATCTAACTACATCTTAAGAGAAAACTTACTTCTGGAAATTCTAAACTCTGATTTAGACATTGATATTTATGGAAGGGGTTGGAATATAAACGATTCTCGCTATAAGGGCGCACCTCCTTTAAAAAAAGAGGCTTTAAAGGACTATAAGTATTCCATTTGTATCGAAAACAGTTGCGAAGATTTTTATATTTCTGAAAAGTTTTTCGATGCCGTTTTAAACAACTGCATACCAATATATTACGGATGCAAAAGCATAGATGAAGCATATAATCCAGATTCTTTTATTATATTTGATCCTACATCAAAAAATGTAATAGATAATTTAAAAAATATTATCAATGAACCAATCTCTTGGCGACTAGAAGCTGTGAAGAAGGCTAAGAATGAATATTACAACAGACATAATTTACTGAAATATTTAGAAAACTTTATAAAAAATGAAATATCTAATTAATTACGCGGACCTTGGGTTTAAGGAGGCTCAGAAAATAAATTCTACCTCTGGTATAGTATGTGGATTTGATTCTGTCATACAATATAGCAAGCCTAATATAGACAAAAAATTTTTAGAAGAAAACTTTAAAATTTTAGACCAAAAACGTGGGGCTGGCTATTGGCTGTGGAAACCATATTTTATTTTAAAAACCTTGCGAAACACTAATGAGGGGGATATTATATTTTATTCAGATAGTGGGGCGCAGTTTATAAAACACATGAATCCTATTTTTGAAAAGATAGAAAAATCTGATAGAGGAGTTCTTATTTTTAGACTTCCAGGCCATCACAAAGAAAACGAATACTGTAGAAAGCAGGTAGCAGAAGAAGTGGTGAATTGTGACAAAGAAATAATGGAAAGCGATCAACATATGGCGAGCTTTGTAGGGCTCCGTAATTGTGTAGACTCAATTGCCATAATTTGTAAATGGCTAAACCTTTGCACAAAAGAACATCTTATTACAGATATGCCTCCCCAAGAGGATGAGTTTCCCATGTTCAAAGACCACCGTCACGATCAGAGCCTTTTAAGCCTTTTAAGTAAAAAACTAAACTTAGAGACGGCTCCTGATCCATCTCAATGGGGCCTTGTTCACAAGCAAACAACCGAAGAAGATCATTTTATTTATCACCACCGAAACAGGCAGTAAAAAAAATCTACAATGAGTAACTTACCCACCAATATAGGCAAAGATATACTTTTTTATTCTCATTTAGGTTTAGGCGACAATATAAGCTGCAACGGGATTGCCCACTACTTGGCCGAAAGATACAAAAAAAATATTTTTGTTGCATCAAAAGAGAAAAATTACAAAAGCTTATCTTTTCTTTACAAAGACTTCCCTAATATAAGCATTATCCCTGTTACAAACGATCCACATGAGGAGCAAAGGGAAATTATAAAAATTGCAGAGAAGCACAATCTTTATTTAATAAGAACCTTTATTCGCTCCATGAAAGATCCTTGGGATGTGGATTTTTATAACATATTAGATATAGACTATAATATTAAATTTGATTATTGTCGTTTACCATCCATTAGCAATAAGAAAGAAATAATTTCTAAAGTTCTTAAGAAAAACAAAATAAAAGAAGGAGAAGATTTTGCTTTTGTTCACCAAGATAAATCCCGTGGGTTTACATTTGAATATAAAACGGATTTACCAGTGGTTTTCAACGAATTAGACTTGAATGTATTTGAAATGTCTTGTATTTTAACCAGAGCCGCCGAACTTCATATGATGGGTAGCAGTTTAATTTGTATTGCTGAATTATTAAAACTGCCGACCAATAAACAAAAAGCTTTTTTTTACAATATTAGATCAAACGATGGCGAAACTATAAACATTAACAATAAGAAAAACTGGAAATATTATGTCTGATACATTAGGAGGATTAATTGATAAATTGATTACCATCGACATGAAAATGTGGGATAATCAGGAATTTTTATATGAAGTTAGAAGGTTAAGCTTTGATGAGTTCAAAGAGAAGTTCACACAAACAGAAGAACAAAAAAAATCCTTATTTGAGTCTGTAAAAAAGTGTTGTGACTTAAACGTGCAAAGAAGTCAACTTATAGATGAGGTGGATGAAAAAATTGTAGAAATAGTTCGAACTTCTTCTGAGGGTGAAAATTTAGACTCAGGCAAATTTATCCAAAGAAAACATAAAACATACTAAAAAGTGAAACATTGCCATTTTTCAATTTTGTATAATGAGTTACCCTTTTTAAAACAAAAGCTACCTTTCTTATACAAACATTTCGGCCAGCTTATATTTTTTGATTTAAATGTGGGGACCGAAAATCCTCATTTTTCTTTGGATGGATCTCATGAATTTATAAGAGACTATCCAGACCCAGACAAAAAAATTACACTAATAAACCAAAAAGACATAAATAACGTAGGGGTTTTTACTGGTGCTGGTTCTATTGAAAAACAAAAGATGTTTGCTGTTGGTTCTCAATATGTGGAAGATGACGTTGATGTTTTTTGGTGTAGCGATTTAGACGAATTTTTTAATGAATCTTTTATATATAAAGTCGAAAAAGTTTTGGAAATTCCTGATGTCAACACTGTAGACCTAGAACATTATCTTTTTTGGAAAGACTTTAATCATATCTTGTGTTATCCACACTCAAATACTCGCAAAATGTATGCGCGAGTTTGCCGCCACAAAAGAGGCAATCTTTACGGCCACTGTTCTTTACAAAACCAATTTCCAAAAACTGCTTTTATAGATGATGAAAAATATTATCATTTTGCGTGGCTAGGGGACTCAAGGGTTTTAAGCAAATTCAATCATTATTCTACTCCCCCGACAGGAAGCACTTCTAATAAAAGAATGTATGAAAAATATTGGGAAAATATATGGCAACCATTTAACTCCAAAAGACTCTTTAAAGATGGGAAAGATCTACAGGGATATCCTCACATGCACCCCAACTCCGCAATAGAAATGGGTATTAGAAAATTTGTAGGCTCTCTTCCCTCTTATGTTAATTATGAGGAGCTAGAAAAAGATTTGAACACCTAATGTAACCGTATGAAGTTTTTGCCTCTCGATACCTCCGATAAAAGTAAACATCTTTTGCAACATTTTTTAGATAGTGCAGGAACATCTCTTGTTGGCTTTAGATATTACAATACCAGAGATTTTGATGTAATAAAAAATCATATTTTTTCATTTCTTTTGTATGATGGAGAAAAATGTGTAGGTTACGGCCACTTAGACAGAGAAAAAGAAAAGGTATGGCTAGGTATTTGTGTCCGAGAAACTTGCACAGGATTAGGTTATGGCGACATAATTATGAAAAAATTAATTTCACTACACAGCGGAACCATTTTGCTAACCGTTGATTCCACAAACGAGGTAGCTATTAATCTATATAAAAAGTATAATTTTGAAATAAACTCCGAAAGAAGAAATATTTATTTAATGAAAAGAAAATGATACCTCTTTACCAGCCGTTTTTACCCCGAAAAAGCATAATATATGCAAACGAAGCCATCCGATCTAATTGGATTTCCTCGCTTGGCAAATATTCTTCGTTGGCGGCAGAAAAACTAGCAGAAATTCATGGTGTAAAGTTTTGCATTCTTACGAATAATGGCACAGCCGCTACACATTTGGTTGCTAAAAGTCTCAAGAAAAAATACCCCACCATTAAGAAAATATACGTTCCATCTGCGTGTTATGTGGCAGCATACAATAGTTTACTTTATGACAAAATCGGGTGGGAAGTAGAAGCTGTAGATTTGTCTGAAGAAACCTGGAACTCAGATTTTAGCTGTATAAAACCAGAAAAAAATTCTGCATTAATGGTCGTCCATAACTTAGGAAACATTGTGGATGTTTTAAAACTAAAAGAAAAATTTAACATTCCTATTATAGAAGATAATTGTGAAGGTTTTTTTGGTGAATATGGGGGATATCCATCAGGCTCCAAGTCTCTAGCATCTTCTCTTTCTTTCTTTGGTAATAAAAATATAACTACTGGAGAAGGAGGGGCTTTTCTCACAAATGACGAGTCTATTTATAATTATTCTAACAAAATAAAAGGCCAAGGCCAAACATCAACCCGTTACATCCACGATGAACTTGGCTATAATTACAGAATGACAAACGTTCAAGCCGCCATATTGCTCGGCCAACTTGAAGAGATAGACACTATAAAAGAAAAGAAGAAAAAAGTTTTTAATTATTTTAGGGAAAGATTAAGTCAGATTGAAGGCGTCACAAACCAAGCTATAGAAGCTAACACTAGCCATTCTATGTGGATGATAGGAGCGCGATTTAACCCAGAAAGATTTAATGTTTCTAAGCTAGAACAAGAATTGGGAGCCAATGGCATAGAGACCAGAAAAATGTTTTATCCTTATACTGCTCACAAACATTTAAAATTTAAAGGTGCCACCGACATAAGCTCTTTGATCAATTCTCAGGTTTTAATGTTGCCTTCTTATCCAGAACTGAAAAAATTAGAAATCGACAAAATTTCTTCGACAATAGAGAAGCATTCAAAAACTAAAAACACGAATTAGACGTTATGAAAACTCCAGCATTTTGGCCTGAAAAGGGCCACTTAAATTTAAATCAATACTATTATATCAAAACATTGGTAGAAGGTAAAAACATCGAATATGCTTTAGAAACAGGATTCCACACGGGTAGATCAGCCTTGTCTATTTTGAATAATTGCAAAAATTTAAAAAGGATGATTAGTATTGACAACAATTTTGTTCATGAAAGAAAAAAGCTTCTTGAAGAAAAATTTCCTCACTTTAAGGGGGTTGAATCCGATTCAAAATTAGCTTTAACGGAGGAGTTTTTTGAAACCAATTACCCCGAAGGAATAGACTATTGTTTGGTGGACGGCGATCACTCTTATTATGGATGCCTGAGTGATTTAAAATTAGTTTTGCCGCATATGAAAAACGGAGGTCTTATTGTCATAGACGACTATGAATCGGGGCCACCAGACGGATGTCCTATACCAGAGGTTACAGCCGCATGTGATCATTTTTATGGAGAGAACGCCGACAAACTATCAAGAGAAAAATGGCACAAATCGGGCAAAGGATTTTGTGTATTCACAATTAAGGAATGAAAAAACAAAAAGTTTTAATCATAGGGAACAAGCAATACTCTAATTTTAAATTAGACAATATTGTGGACACCTTTGATGTAATTTACAGATTTAATCTTGCTTGGCCTAATAAAAACAACGGCACAAAATTCGGTAAGCTGGCAATGTGCGGTCACATATATCAGAATTTTATAGGGCAACCCGCCGCCAAAGAGCAAATAATGAAGAAATACGGCGAGTATGATCCTGTATATTTAAGCAATTGGTATGACTATTTTCAAGCGAATAAAGAAAACTTTGAGGAAATTTTTCATCAAAATGAAAACAATTGGGCACAATGGAACAAGATGCTTGGAACATATGGCAGTCCGCATAGATTTTCTAGAATGGCGACGACGGGATATTCGACTATTTTCAGAAACTTATCGAATCCAGACAACAAAATTTATGTTTCTTGCTTTACCCTATGTAGCGACGAAACAAGAAAAACAGTAGGAATGACGGATAAAATTGCGAAAAAGGAGAATGAAGGCGGCGGGTGTCATTCGTTTTCAGATGAAATAAAAATACTAAATTGGCTCCACAACAATAAAAAAATTGACGCCTCTCTGTGTATGATTAATGACATTGAAAAGCTTGACTTTAAAATCAACAAAGACAGCATCGGTCCCTCTAAAGAAATAGTAGAGTTAATTAAAAAAACCCATAATCAAGATGGCGACACAAGGTAAAATTTGGGGGAAAACCCAAGACATATTTAAAAACTCTAACTTTGAGCTTCACAGAATAGAAATCAAAAAAGGAGGTTATTGTTCTACGCATCAGCATGAACACAAATTTAATGCTTTCTATATTGAGAAAGGTAAACTAAAAATAACCATATACGAAACAGATTATGATTTAGTAGATGAAACTATTGTGTCTACAGGCGAGCTAACAACAGCCAAACCTGGGGCGTATCATAAGTTTGAGGCTCTAGAAGATACAATTTGTTATGAACTTTATTGGGTAGAGTTAAACCACAACGATATAAAAAGAAAGGATGTCGGAGGGCGTAAATAAAACTATGAAAAAAGGCATGAAGGACAATATAGAGCGGAAGCAGCCCTCTATAAACGAAGTCGTCATGCATGAAGGGTTTCCCTTGTTTAGCTTTTTAGAGCTGAATATTAATGAAATCTGCAACAGGAAGTGTCCCTTTTGTCCGCGATCCGATCCTAAAAGCTATCCCAATCAAAACATCCATATGGATATAGAGATAGCTCGAAACATAGCCCAACAACTTGAAAGTCTTAATTTTACTGGAATTGTAAATATAAGCGGGACTGGGGAACCTTTACTAACTAGATATATTCCAGACATTGTAAAGGAATTTGGCGACAGAGGAATACATGTAGAAATAGTTACCAACGGAGATGTTCTCGCAAACAAAAAAAAGGGTCCACCGCTCATAGAAAAACTTTATAGCTCTGGCCTTAAACAGTTTGTGGTTAGTATGTATGACGGCCCCGAACAAATTGATTTTTTTAATTCCTTGTTTTCCAGTTGTGGTATAGACAAAAGCCTTTATTCTTTAAGGGACAGGTGGTATGATGAGTCAGAGGATTATGGGTTATTATATACCAACAGAGCGGGGAATATAGGTTTTGAATTCTTGTCAGAAATAGCTAAAGCAAAACTTATAAAATCAGGAAAATCTGCTTGCTTTTATACTCATTATGCTATGATGATTGACTGGAATGGGGACGCATTAATATGTTGTCAAGATATGTATAACAGAACCGTAAATTTTGGCAATGTGATGACTAAACCCTTGATTGATATATGGATGGATGGCAAGCTCATGGAATTTAGAAATAAACTTAAAAACGGAGAGAGGTCTTTGTCTCCTTGCAGCAATTGCAATGCAAACGGTCAGATATTTGGAGCTAATCACGCATCAGCATGGTAGTAAAAAAAGCTCATAAATGCTTTATTGTGGATGAATATGGTGTCAAGTTTATAGACACTACAATGGGTTCAGGTTCACAGATAATAGGTCATAATAATCCTCTAATAAAAAAGATCGCTAGGCAGATTAATAAAGGGACAATATATACTATACCCAATCATCACACAGAGACTGTTAATCATTATCTAAAAGAGCATATAAATCCAGACTTAAGTGATAATTATATTTTTTGTAGCTCTGGCACAGAGGCTAATATGAGAGCCATAAGATTAGCTAGAGCACATACGGGTAAAAATATAATTGGCAGATTTCATGGTGGTTGGCATGGAGGTCTCGATGGGTTCTTACAAGAGCACCCTGACAAAAATGGAGTGCCAGCAGATGTTAACAATCTTTTTAAAGTTTTACCATACAACGATGACAGTTGTTTTGATTTGATTACATCTGACATGGCCGCGATTATTATTGAGCCAGTGCAAGGATCTAACCCTAGATCTGATATAAAAAGTTTCTTACAAGCTTTAAAAAAACATTGTGAAGATAAAAACGTCTTACTTATACTAGATGAGATAATGACGGGCTTTAGATTATCTGCAAAAGGTGGCGCTGGCATCTTTGATGTAAGACCTGATATAGTTACTTATGGAAAAGTTTTGGGTGGAGGATTCCCAATAGGCGCTGTTGGCGCTAAAGAAGAAATATTCCAGAGCAAAAATGTTTTTTTTGGTGGAACTTTTTCTGCCAATCCATTGAGTATGTATGCAGCTAAACTTATATTAGAAACTATTATTAATAAAAAATACATCGACTATGACTATCTCAATGAGTCGGGCTTTCTTTTTAGAAATGAATTAAATTATTTTTTTGATAATGAAAATTTAAATATTAGCGCGATTGGTTGCGGACCAATAAATCGTTTGATCTTTACCAATAAGTTCATAAAAAATAGAAAAGATAGAGATCTTTTTGAAAATAGTAATGAACAAGTAGAGTTCTCTAGGTTATTAAAAAATCAAAAAGTTTTTGTAAATTCGAATGGGCTATATCATTTTTCTATGGCCCACACACAAAAGATTATTCAGAATCTCATCACCATAATTAAAAGAGTATCAATGCAGGTAAGCGGCCATGAAAACAAGAAAGCAGTATAATAACTCACTAGAATACAATGGACAGGCTTATGCTGATAAATTCGTTTTGAATTGCACAGACTTTAAGCGGGATGGTTATTTTTTAGAGCTAGGCTCTAGGGATGCCATTCAAAACAATAATTCTTATATCTTAGAGGAGAGCTTTGGGTGGATCGGGATAATGGTTGAGAGAGAGTCTGGATATGAATTAGAATACGCAACCCATAGACCTAATAGTCTCGCGATTATAGAAGACGCAACTCAAATAGACTATAAAAAACTATTCAAGGATAACAATCTTCCTCTTAATTTAGATTTTTTGCAATTAGATTTAGAGGTAAGGGACAACACATCCTTAGAGACCTTTTTAAAGATTAATAGTGAATTACTCGATGATTATAAATTCGCAGTAATAACAATGGAGCATGATATTTATACGGAGCTGGAAACTGCCGCCGATATGAGGATTAAATCAAGAGAGATTTTAGAGAGTAGGGGTTATTATTGTGTTTTTAAAGATATTGTAGACTCTTCCCCACCAGAGTATATCTCTTGCCCCTACGAAGATTGGTGGGTTCATCCAGACCTAGTTAACATGAAATACATAAAATATCTCCTCAAAAAAAACCAAGACAAATATTTGACTGTAAATACCCCCACCCCGATAGAGGGAAATGCGTCTGCGCTTCATATTTGTTCCCATTGCGGCGTTTCAGGCACTCCTATTAAATGTTTTAAGGCTGCGGAGACAGAATATTAGTATTAAGTAAAATGAAATTAAAAATTTTTCCCAAAATTGATAATGCAGAAGTTCAGACGGAACCTTTTGATCATGTGATTATAGATAATTTATTGCCCCAAGACTTCTACAAAGAGGTATCGGAAGAACTAGACGGGGCGAATCTTGACAACCATTGTGAAAAGGGAGATTACGGAACCAAAGGACGGTTTGGGGTGGACATAACAGATTATTCCGCTTGGAAGAATTCGGGATGTAAGAGTTCTACAACAATCCATCAGAATAATTATAATTTAATATCGCAAAAACTTCCCAATGTTCATGTTTTTGTTAACTTTCTTTTGGAAAATGAAAAGAGTTTTTATTCTGCAATCGCCTCTAAATTCCCTACAGAAAGAATTACAGATGATTATTTTTTTCATTTACACCTAAATAAAGATAGCCTTGGGTATAAAATACCCCCACATGTCGATGGCAATAATATTTTTACAATTTTATTTTATACCCCGCAAACGGATGTGAACAAAATGTTCGGGCTAGATTTATACGGAGAGGGCGGCGCAACACCAGTTTTAGTTGACCGACTTCATGAAGAGCGGCATAAAGGTCCAACTGAGAATCTGCAATTAGTTAAGCATGTCGATTTCCTACCTAATAGAATGCTGATCTTCGCCCCCTCATACGGTGGGGTCAGACCAGCTACTTGGCATGGCGTAAATCAACTATCTTATGAATTAACTGGGACAAGGAATTCTTTTCAGATGTTTTTTTATCCAAACGAAAACACTGAAGGACACTGGCGAAATTCAAAAATTTAGAAAATGTTAAATTTAAATATAGAAAATAACCCCTCTTTCTATCGTGACTACAGGGAAGGTTTGCAATATTTGCGAGACCTAGACGAAAGCGAATATGAATATCCTGAACACCAAACGATATTCCATGTGTATTCTGAATTTAAAAACCCCGAAGAGCTTATGGCTCTTAAGTCCTATTTGGCTACGCAAAATTTAGAAAAAACAAAACTAATTGTATGGTCTGATTATGACATATCAAGTCAGGAAAACATACAACCTTATAAAGATTTAGTATATTTTAGAGTTTATAGAGCAGAAGAACTAGCCAAGGACACACCTCTTGAAAATTCTAAAATTTCAGCTTACGATTTTCCAGATGGTGATCTTAACCACTGGATGCGTAGCGGGATAATGAGATTTCTGGTTCTTTATAAATTCGGCGGGATTTATTACGACATGGATACAATTCTCTTAAGAGATTTTAAGCCTATATTAAATCAAGACTTTGCCTATCAATGGGGAGGTTCCACAGATTTTCCCAAGGAAAGGAGAGACTTACCTGATTGTCATGGCCCATGTGCGGCTATTATGGGATGCAAATATAAAAGTGATTTTATTGAGGAGTGTATGCACAGATTGTTGGTAACCCCCCCTGTTGGTGGCACTTGCTATGACGAAGACATGCTTTCTTATGTATACAGAGAGACTAAATTTACGGTATTCCCCTCTTCATTTTTTGACACCCAATGGCTTATGAGCAAAGTTAACATGGAAGATGCCGTTAAAGCAAATAAAGAAATGTTTGATGTGCCAGTAGAGGATAAAGCTTGGTTATTTCTAGAAGCATTTGCGTGGCACTGGCACAACAGCTCTAATAAAAACAAAATCCCCGTTAAGGGTTCCAAATTTAATCTTCTAGAGGAGATAATCAACAAAAAACTAAAAGAGAGGGGTATTTAGCGATGTCAAAAAAAGCAATTATTACTGGAGGCGCAGGTTTTATTGGATCTAATTTAGTAGATGCTTTACTTGATCTCGGTTATGAGGTTACTGTAATTGACAATCAATCTAGTGACGCTCACGATAAATTTTATTGGAACCCTAAAGCAGATAATCATATTTTAGATATATGTGATTATGATAGCATAAGGCCATTATTTAATGATATTGATTTGGTATTTCACGTTGCTGCTGAAGCTAGAATACAGCCTACTTTAGAGAACCCTATTTTGGCTGCGAAAAGCAATTTCTTAGGGACATGCATTGTTCTTCAATGCTCAAAAGAAGCGGCAGTCAAAAGAGTTATTTATAGCTCCACATCGTCTGCTTATGGGTTGTCTAACGAAACCCCGAACATAGAGACTATGCAGAAAGACTGCCTTAACCCATACTCTGTAACAAAAGTCGGAGGGGAGGAACTTTGTAAGATGTATACAGATTTATTTGGACTAGAAACAGTTTGTTTTAGATACTTTAATGTTTACGGAGAAAGACAACCGATTAAAGGGCAATATGCTCCCGTTATAGGTATCTTTCTTAGACAAAAATCTAACGGAGAACCTATGACAATTGTGGGAGATGGCGAGCAAAGGAGGGACTTCACACATGTAAGTGATGTAGCGAAGGCGAATATTTTAGCTGGGGACTTATCCAATAAAAAAATTGTAGGAGAACTAATTAATATCGGAAGTGGTAAAAACCATTCTATTTTAGAAATAAAAGATTTAATTAAAGGGGATCATGTCCACATTCCGCCGCGAAAGGGGGAGGCTAGAATTACATTAGCAGACAACACTAAAGCTAAAGAAATTTTAGGCTGGTCTCCCCAAATAGAACTGGAGGATTGGATCAAAATTAAATGAAAATTGGTTTTACCGCTGGGGCTTTTGACTTATTACATGCAGGGCATGTAATAATGCTTGAAGAATGTTCTTCCTTTTGTGATAAACTAATCGTAGGGCTACATGTTGACCCCTCCGTAGAACGGGATAGCAAAAACCCTCCCGTTCAGTCCATGGTAGAAAGATATATACAGTTAAAAGCTATAAAGTTTGTTGATGAAATAATTCCCTACCAAACAGAAAAAGATCTCGCGGATTTATTAAAATCTATTAAAATTGATATTCGTTTTGTAGGATCTGATTGGAAAGGTAAAAACTTTACAGCGAAGTCTTTATCCACAAATGAAGGGAAGCATAAAATAATTTACAATACCCGAGATCACAGTTATTCTTCTTCAGAGTTGAGGCTTAGAATCAAAAAGAGCTTATGAAAAAAATTTTAATAACAGGCTCAAAGGGCTTTTTAGGCCATCACCTAGTCAAAAAACTAAAAGGCAGCTACGAGCTTTTAACTCCAAATAGTGCTGAGTTAAATATCCGCGATGGAGAGGCTCTCCAGACCTACATATGGATTAATTCTCCCAACATTATTATCCATCTCGCCGCAGTTTGCGGGGGCATTGGAGCGAACCAAAAATCTCCCGCCGATTTTTTCTTGGATAACTCTTTAATGAGTTTAAACATCTTGTCAGCATCCAATTATTTTAATATAGAAAAACTGATAACATTGGGCAGCGTATGTTCTTACCCGAAGTTCACTCCCGTCCCTTTTAAAGAAGAAGATCTTTGGGATGGCTATCCTGAGGAAACTAATGCTCCTTATGGGATCGCGAAGAAAAATTTATTAGTGGGCTGTCAGGCTTTTAGAGATCAGTATGACGATAATTTTATTCACTTGATTCCTGTTAACATGTATGGAGAGCATGATAACTTTGATCCCGAAAGTTCTCACGTTATACCTGCGTTGCTCAAAAAATTCTCAGAAGCAAAACAAGCCAATAATCCCTTTGTGGAAGTTTGGGGAGACGGTTCAGCCTCTAGGGAATTCTTGTATGCTGGAGATTGTGCGGAAGCGATTGTGTTAGCTTTAGAAAATTACGATAAACCAGACCCTGTTAACATCGGGACGGGCTCGGAAATAACTATTAAAGACTTGGTTCAAAAAATTGCTTTAATAGTTGGCTATGAAGGAGAAATCAGATATGATACCACTAAACCCAACGGACAACCTCGTCGCTGTCTAGACACAACTCGCGCTAAAGAATCTTTTGGGTTTGAAGCCCAAACCTCTTTAGATGAAGGATTAGAAAAAACTTACAAATGGTATTTAGAAAATGTCAAAAAATAAAAAAGTATTAATAACTGGTGTTACGGGACAAGATGGTAGTCACATGGCTGATTACCTAATAGAAAACACAGATCATATTGTTGTAGGAGGCATAAGAAGATTAAGCGTAGATAATCACGGAAATATTGGTCATTTAAAAAATCATGACAGATTTTCTCTTGTAGATCTAGATATAACTGATCCACAGAATATTGAACGTGTTATAGCTTCTGAAAAACCAGACTACTTTATCAACTTAGCGGCCAATTCATTTGTTGGATGCAGCTGGGACATGGCTACAAACCATATGCAGACAAACTGCATGGCGGTATTGCATCAGCTAGAGTCTATCAGGAGGCATGTGCCGCATTGTCGCTATTATAACGCAGGAAGCTCTGAGGAGTTTGGTGATGTCCAGACTGTCCCACAATCAGAATCTCATCCATTGCGTCCCAGAAGCCCTTACGGAGCCTCTAAGTGCTCTGCTCGTCATTTAGTAAAAGTGTATAGAGATTCCTACGATCTTTATGCGGTTCAGGGTTGGCTATTTAATCACGAAGGCGTCCGCAGAGGAGAAGAATTTGTTACGAGGAAGATCACAAAAAATGTCGCCAGAATTTTAGCACAATATGAAATCGGCAAAGTGATTGTCCCGATGCAATTGGGTAATTTAGACGCGAAGAGGGATTGGAGCGATGCTGAAGATTTTGTCAGTGGAGTTTGGCGCATGTTAAATCAACCAAGAGACAAGCCTAAGGACTATGTTCTATCGTCTAACGAAACTCATACGATTAGAGAATTCGTAGAGGAGGCTTTTAATTTTGTAGGATTTCACAGAAATGCTTGTGAGTGGGTGGGGGAAGGTCTTGAAGAAAAATACATGCACGGGCGAGATTGCTTTGTAGAAATTAATTCAGATTTTTATAGACCAGCGGAGGTTGACTTGCTTCTGGGCGACTCGACAAAAGCGCGTGATGAGCTTGGCTGGCAACCAAAAACCACATTTATTCAGCTTATCAAAAAAATGGTTGACAAGGATGTGGCGTCAGCTATTACTTGGTAGTGCCGAAGTCTAAAGGCCCGAATAAACGGGATATCATTTTTCGTCTTATAGAAGTCCCCGACAAAGGGAGGCGACCATTTTTCGCGAGGGAGATGAAGTTGCTTAACGATCTCTGTGATCGCTATTCTTTGGAGTTTATGGATATTGTGAACTTCGGCAAAAAGTTTGACTCTCTCGCTTATCTCGTTAGCGCGAAACTCAAGGACGCGCTGGATGAAAAGTTCAGAGCCTTCAATTTTAAGGTTGATTTATCCAAGTATGAAACCTATGATATAGGTGAGAAAATAGGCGAAGATGCGGTTATTTCGCAATCCCCCAAAACAATAAAAGATTTTTTAGATGAGTAAAGAGATTCAACCACAAGAACTTCTTGGCAATTATTTGAAAGCGCACAAGGAAGACCACTATAATTTTGAAGACAGCATAGATTATAAAATTTCTAGCGGCTCTCTTCAATTTGATATGCATCTGGAGGGGGGCTTTGGACCTGGGCTGCATCGTTTCACAGGAGTCAACGAAGGCGGCAAAACTTCAGAATCTTTACAGGTTATGAAAAACTTTCTGAAGGGACTCCCCAAATCACGGGGGTTATATGTAAAAGCGGAAGGGCGACTAGGGCCAGAGCTTCAAAAGCGTTCTGGCGTTAAGTTTGTTTTTTCTCCTGAAGAGTGGGTAGATGGAACTTGTTTTGTTTTTGAAAGCAATATTTATGAAACAGTAATGGGTCTAATACGGCAACTCATTACTAATAATGAGGACAAGGTTAAATATTGTTTTATTTTAGATTCTGTGGACGGCTTAATCCGCAAAGACGACTTAGACAAAAATTTCGAAGAGAGCACCAAGGTTGCTGGTGGTGCGGTTGTAGCCTCTAACTTCTGCAAGAAAACAAGCACTGCTCTGGGTAAGCGGGGGCACATGGCTATTTTTATTAGTCAAGTCCGCGCCGACATTAAGCTTGATCCTTATTCCAAGGCTCCCGTGCGCCAAACTACAGCCACAGGAGGGAATGCCCTCTTACACTTTGCGAATAACATTATGGAGTTCGAACCCCGCTTTAAAGGGGATTTAATTTTGAAAAATCCCTCCGTTAAAACAGTGGACGCAAAGAAGAATCCGATTATTGGTCATCATGCGAAAGTTACCATTAAAAAATCCGCTCACGAAAACACCAACACGACTCTTTCTTACCCTATTCGTTATGGGCGCATAGATGGCACCTCTATATGGGTGGAGAAGGAAATTGTAGATCTCCTCTATGCGTGGGAATTTGTGGAAAAGAAAGGCGCGTGGATTAAGCCTACCGATGATTTTAAGGAGCTGCTTGATTCCAATGGGTTTGGGTTTCCCGATAAAATTCAGGGCGACAACAATCTCTTTAAAACCATTGAAGATAACAAAGAATTGTCTGCATTTTTGATAGACTATTTCAAGGAACAGATAAATGCATGAAGTTTATTGACTCATATGGCAAACAGAGAAATCTAAAGAACGCAAAGAAGTATTTAATAGATTGGGACAAGCCTAGCCGCAGCAAGTTCCAAACCCAAGTTAAAAGGTTTCTAAGAAGGTATTGGAAGAATGATATTGTGTTCGAAGAGTTTAGGGTCGTAGGCACTCGCCTTACCTTAGACTTTTATAATGCCAATAAAAAGATAGCAGTTGAAGTTCAAGGAGCGCAGCACACAAAATTTGTTAAGTTTTTCCATAAAAATCGCTTCAAGTATAGAGAACAACTCAAAAGGGATGAAAAAAAGCTCGACTTTTGTAAAGCCAATGATATAAAGTTGGCAGAAGTTTATCCACAGGACAAAATAGTAGCCTCATTATTCAAAAAACAGGATATTTATTTATGAATTTAGAAGAAAATGACGAATTCTCTATCCCGTCTGAGATGGTAGAAAAAATTTACGAGCTGTCAGGAGGGGTGGATAAATATAAAGGTGTGATATTGGCGGTTTCTTCTGAAAATGGCAAACCTTTAATATATTGTAAATTTGATTGTGGGATGACTGAGTTTGCTTTAACTAAAGCTCTTGAAAACCATTTCACATCTCCTCTTGAAAGAAGGGAAGAAGACCGATGATTTATAACTTTGAGCTAGAAAAGCAGCTATTGGCAGGTTTGATTAAAGAGCCTGACACTCTGGCAGAAATATCCAATTTTATTGGCACCTCCGATTTTTATTCCAAGCAAAGCTCTTTGCACTCAGCTATCTTCAGGATTGTTAAACAAGCTATAGATGCAGGAGATGAGGTAGACGAAGTTATTATAGCCCAAAGGGTTAACGACGTAGGGTTGTCATTTGAAGATAATTTAAACCCCTCGGATTATATTAAATCTTTAGCCCTCAGGAAAGTCCCCAAAGGCAACACCCTCAAAACAGCTAAGGAATTAAAAAAATATTCAATCAGGCGCGAAATCTTGGATTCTTCTCAAGATATCGCCAAAAAGATGAAAAACATGGCTCCTGAGGCGTCCTATAGAGCCATTATAGAAGCCGCTGATTCCGCATATAATTCCCGCATTAACCTCTACGAGATGGGCAATGACACGCCTGAAAATATTTACGAGGAAATGGAGGCTCTTATAGAAGAGCGCGGCAACAATCCCGTTACAGAGTTCGGGATGATGGGTCCGCACCCTAAAGTCAACGAGATTTACGGCTCATTGCTCCGCGCAGGAAACATTACCGTTATAGTAGCCAGATCGGGAGTTGGTAAAACAAATTTCTGCATGGATTACAGCACGAAGGTGAGTCTCAAGTATGATGTTCCAGTTTTGCATTTTGATAATGGTGAGATGAGCAAAGAAGAGCTTATTATGCGCCAGTGCGCTGCCCTTTCAGGGGTCTCCATGCATCTACTGGAGAGTGGTAAATGGAGGCAAGCTGGCGAGAAAGTAGTAGATAAAGTCCGCTCGGTTTGGCCAGTGGTTAAAAACTTAAAATTTTATTATTATAACGTGGGAGGAATGGATGTAGACTCCATGGTTAATACTCTTAAAAGATTTTATTATTCTAAGGTAGGTCGAGGCAAGTCGATGGTATTTTCCTTTGATTACATCAAAACCACCTCAGAAAATATCGCCAACAAGTCAGAGTGGCAGGTAGTGGGAGAGATGGTGGACAAGTTTAAGAAGTGTGTGCAGAAGGAAATTCTTCATGACGGGAATCCCGTTATTCCTATGATTACTTCTGTCCAGTCCAACAGATACGGCATCACCAACAACAGAAACTCTCAAAACATTGTAGATGACGAGTCTATTGTTTCTCTTTCAGATCGCATCACCCAATTCTGTTCCCACATGTTCATTTTGCGGAACAAGACCACTGATGAGATAGAGACTGAAGGGGGCAGATTTGGCACCCATAAACTAATTAACGTCAAAGCCCGACATTTAGGGAGCGATATCGCTGGTGCCATTGAACCCGTTAGGATCGGAGATGCACTCCGCAAAAACTCTATAAATTTAGAATTTAATAATTTTAATATTGCAGAAAGGGGAGATTTGAGAGATATCGCGAGAATGCTCGATGGTGAAGAAGATTTAGATGGTGATGGAGCCCAACAAACAATCCCAGATTTCGATGAGTTCTGAAGACTTCCAAGGTGTTCTGGAGTCGATAGGATACAATCTAATTGACTGTGGAGACCATTGGAGAACACAGGCTTTATATCGAGATGGTGACAACAAAACTGCTGTAAAGATTTACAAGAACACAGGTGTATGGATGGATTTCGTAGAGAACAAAGGGTCGATGCCTTTCGAAGCATTGATCCGCTTAACAGTCAAAGATGATAAACAAATAAAAGAGATCATTGGCAGCACCAAACTAGAAACTTCTACTCTTTATTCTCCAAAAGAAACAATAGAAATGGAAAAAATTTACCCCACATCCTCTCTAGACCGACTTTTCCCAAATTATAATTTTTATGAAAAAAGGGGTATTTCTAAAGACACCCAGCAAGCCTTTCAGGTTGGCTTGGCTGGAGTTGGCAAAATGTATAGGAGGATGGTTTTCCCTGTCTTCAATGAACATGGCCAGATAATTGGCTTCTCTGGCAGGAAAGTAGATTCCAACAATGATTATCCCAAGTGGAAACACATTGGTAGACGCAATAACTGGGTTTATCCCGCCTTGAACAAAAAGACGGGTGTAGACGAAGAAATAACAACACAAGAGCAAGTGGTTCTAGTAGAAAGCATAGGAGATGCAATGGCATTGTATGAACAAGGTATTAAAAACGTTTTGGTTATTTTTGGTCTATCTGTTAACAATAATATCGTTAACTATCTTAGTGGTAAGCCTATTAATCATATTTTTATTTCGACTAACAATGACGCGGCTAGTCAAGAAAATAGAGGCTTTATTGCGGCCATCAAAAGCTTCATAAAGCTTTCTAAGTATTTCGACCTAGACAGGTTGACTGTAAAATTCCCCCCGAAACCCTATAATGATTTTGGTGACGCTCATTTGGCCGAATACGACCTTACTGCTTGGCTTGGCAAAGATATAGATAAAGCTGCACAACTAGATTACATCTTAGAGTTTGTTAGAAACAACCCATCTTGCTTCACTAAGAAAGAAATAAAAACATCCTTAATACTTAGTGATGCCTGAACTCCAAACGCCGTTATCTGCTAGTAGAATAAAAACGGCGCAGTCGTGTTCATGGCTCTATTGGTGCAAGTATAAGCTAAAGCTACCAGACAGAAGTAATGACGGAGCCCGAAGAGGCTCTATTTGCCATTTAGTTTTTGAAGTTCTGGGGGTAAAGGGAAGGAAAAAATATTATAATAAAATAATAAAAAGCCAAGATGTTTTTGCTGTCCCTTCTATAAAGCGCCTTATTCTAAAACACGCTGTTAGGGAAGGCGTAGACGATTCTGAAAATGTAGAGCTGATGAAAGATATGATCTTCAATGGTCTTTCGTATGATTTTTTTGGCGATGATTTAGGAAAGCCTACAGAGGAATACTCAGAGAAGGATTTTGATATCATAAAAAATGATGGCAATATAAAATACAAAATAAGAGGCTTTATAGATAAGCTATTTTTATATAAGAAAAAGAAATTTGCTATAATACGAGACTTCAAGACGAGCAAAGAAGTCTTTAAAGGCAAAGACCAGACCGACAACCTGCAAGACCTCATGTATAGCCTTGCGGTTAAAAACCTGTTCCCCGAGTATTCTGAGAGAGTTAGCGAGTTTCTCTTCCTTAAGTTCGACTTAGACCCCGATGCAGCAAAATCAGGTGTTGTCCGCATGAAGGCTCTTGACGAGAACGAGTTAGAGGGTTTTGAAATGCAACTCTCTGAGATACAAAAATATCTAGATAACTTTTCAGAAAAAAACGCTAAACAAAATTTTGCTCTTCACCAAGGATTTCCCAAAGACAACTCCTTTAGCGGGAAATTGCTATGTGGATTTGCCACAAAAAAGGGAGAGTTAAAAAAGGATGGCTCTCCCAAATGGCACTGCCCCATGAAGTTTGATTTTTTCTTTTATGAGGTTTGCAACTCTAATGGAGATGTTGTGAGGGCATATTTTGAGGATGAGTTCTCAGAAGATTTAGTCCCCGAGGGCGGTAGCTATGAGATGAAATATTATCAAGGTTGCCCCGCACATTCTTCTTGACCTTTCAGGGAAAAGGTCCAATATACAGGAGATGACTCCAGTATTCAAGTCAACCTATTCTATCGGGAAGAGTATTCTAACTCTGGATAAGGAAGGGACGGAGGACGGTCCAGATAGCATCATTGAGATGTGCGAAGAAAACTCTATCAAGTCTCTTGTGCTTGTAGAGGACTCCATGACAGGATTTGTGACTGCCCACAATCGCTGCAAAGAGGCTGGGATTGATTTAGTCTTTGGATTAAGAATTACCTGCTGCAATGACACTTATGATGATGATGACTCTGATCACAAGATTATAATTTTTGCCAAGAACGATGAGGGGTGCCGCTTACTCTATCGAATTTATTCATACGCCCACACAGGGCAAAACGGCAAAGTAGATTTTGCGTTTCTCTTCAGCCTTTGGAATGAGAACATTGAATTAGTTATTCCTTTTTATGATTCTTTTATATATAATAATAACTTTCACTTCAAAAAGTGTGTCCCCGATTTCTCCACCATACTCCCGACTTTTTGGCTGGAAGCGAACGACTTACCCTTCGATGGATTGTTAGCTGAGAAGGTATTAAAGTTCGCCCAAGGAATGATGAGGCCAGTTAAGCGGGTAAAAACTATTCTATATAAAAACAGAGACGATGCTGAAGCTCTTCAAACTTACAAGATTCTCTGTAACCGAAATTTTGGCAGAGCCGCCTCTTTAAGTAGTCCTAACCTTAATCACTTCGGCAGCAAGGAGTTCTGCCTTGAATCTTATTTGCAATATGAATGAGTCATTACTTAGATTTAACAAAAAGCAAAGATATCTTGTTTTTGACACTGAGACGGAGGGGTTGAATTTAGTTACCTCTAGGCCGTGGCAAATCGCTTGGTTGGTAGTGGAGGGAGACACAATTCTTTCGCGTCATGACAAGTTTATAGATTGGCCTGACTTAAACGTTTCTGAAGGTGCAGCCAAAGTCACAGGCTTTTCTCGCAAAGAGTATGAAAAGAAAGCCGAAGCTCCCGACCAAGTGTGGTGCCAATTTTCTGCCCAACTTTATAATGAAGACAACTTAGTTATCGGGCAGAACCTTTTGGGCTTTGATGTTTACATAATTAATGTGTGGCGCAAATTGATGGGTATGCAAAGTGATTACTCTTTTGTAAACAGAATTATAGACACTAAATCCTTGGCGACAGCTATTGCTAAACAAATCCCCGTAGAGAAGCAGAACTTTCTACCTTGGCAGTATAGGTTGCTAAACTACAGGGAAAGAGGCTTAAAAACCTCTCAAGCTACTCTTCTGAAAAAATACAGCATCCCCCACGATCCGAAGAGGCTCCACGATGCCCTCTATGATATTGAAATGAATTTTAAGGTTTTTCGCAAGCAGCTTTTTGAGTTGGAGATATGAATTCTACTAAATATACAGGCTATAAAACCCCTTTTCCTGTGGGGGTTAAGCTGCCAGAAATCAAAATTGAAAAAAAATATTACGAAGAGGTCTCTTGCGTAGACCTGGAAGATAACTTCCAATTCCTCAGGAAGCTATGCTTCAAAAGGGTCAAAGAAAAAGGCATAGACCAACTGGAGAATGCTCAAACCTATTATGACCGCATCAAGGAAGAGTTGTCTATCTTCAAAGACTTAGGGTTTGTTGATTATATTCTTCTGAACTGGGATATTCTTAACTATTGCAAGGAAAACGATATCCCCACAGGTGCAGGAAGGGGCAGCGCGGCGGGGTCTCTAGTCCTGTATGTTATTGGCGTTACCAACATTGACCCCATTGAACATGATTTATTTTTTGAGCGCTTTGTTTCTAAAAGCAGAGCTAAAAAGATAGAACATGAAGGTGAAACTTATTTAGACGGCAGCTTGCTCGCTGATGTAGATAATGACATCTCTTATGATCGACGCGCCGAGGTCATTAAATATATTGAGAAAAAATTCGAAGGGCGAACTTCCAAAATTCTCACTTTAAACACTTTAAGCAGTAAGCTCTGCATGAAAGAGTGCGGTAAAATAGTTGAAGAACTAAGCGAGGGAGAGGTAAACCAAATTAGCGACACAATCCCCAAACACTTTGGGATAGTCGCCAAGCTAGACACGGCCTATGAGGAAAGTGAGACTTTTAAGGCTTATGCTGATAAATACCCCAAAGTCTTTAGGATAGCGCAGAAGCTCCAAGGACTAAACAAAAATACAGGGGTTCACCCTTCAGGTATTTGCATTTCTTATTATGATTTAGATGATATCATGCCGCTACAAACCACTAATGACGGGGCGTTGGTTTCTGGTTATGACATGAATGATGTGGCTAGCCTAAGCGTTAAGTTTGATATCCTTGGTTTAAGGACTTTATCTGTAGTTCATGATGTCTGTAAGCAAATAGGGATAGATGCCTCTGAGATCGACCCCCATCACCATTCCATCTATGCAGCCTTGTCTTGTCTGCGGTCTCCGCAAGGGCTTTTTCAGATCGAAGCAGACACTAACTTCAAGGTATGCCAACAAATAGCTCCACGCGATCTTGAGCAACTTTCTGCGGTGGTCGCTATTGCTAGACCTGGGGCACTAGACTTTAAGGATAGATATGCAGAATATGCGCGAACAGGTGAATCTCAGTCGGTTCATGAATTTTTTGATGACATTCTTAGTTATACGGGTGGCATCCCCTTGTATCAGGAGCAGTTAATGAAAATGGCTGTTAAAGTAGGATTCAGTCTGGATGAATCCGAGCAGCTTCGACGCATCGTGGGCAAGAAAAAGGTGGATCAAATGCCAGCGTGGAAAGCGAAGATCGAAGAGAAGATAGAAAAGAACAATCTCGATCCATCCATCGGAGACGTTTTATGGAGCGTGGCAGAAGACTCTGCTAATTACTCTTTTAACAAATCTCACTCTATTAGTTACGCTTATCTTGCAGCTTGCACGGTGTATCTTAAATTTAACTACCCCAAGGAGTTCTTTTTAAGTCTTTTAAAATACACTAAATATGAGCCTAATTCTCATGAAGAGATAGCTAAAATTACCCAAGAATTAGGTAATTTTGGCATAAAGCTTTTACCTCCCGATCTTAATAAGTCTGATATTGATTTTAAGATTGAAGAAGACAACATAAGATATGGCCTTAATTCTATCAAAGGCGTTTCCACCAAGGTTTTGGAGTCTTTATTAGAATTTAGAGAGGACTCGTTTGCTAACAAGTATGAAGTATTTTTATCCGCGAAGCAAGCTGGGTTAAACATAGGGACTCTCTCTGCCTTAATACAAGCAGGACTTCTTGATTCGTTTGTTTCTAGCAATCGGTGTCGATTAGTTTTAGAGGCTCAAACCTTTAACATTCTTACTGACCGAGAGAAGAGGAACCTGATTGCGTTAGGTCCGAAATACGACTACGACATCATCACAGCCATTCATGCGGCTAGGAAAGAGGAAATGGTGGGTGATGATAACCGCCAGATGTTTACAGAGAAGCGTTTTGGGACATTCCGCAAAAAATTTAATCCCTATAAGGAAATATATGGGATGAACTCAAAACACATCAAATATGCCAATTGGTATTTTGAAGAGAAACTTCTTGGCTATAGCTATTCTCACAACATAAGGCAGGTTTTTAGTTACGAAGATGATTTTCACTCATCTGCGGTCGTGAGAGATTTACCTGATAGAGCAAACGTTAAGTTTGTGGGTATTCTGACCGACATTATCCGCAGGACTAGTAGAAATGGCAACAAATACGCCCGTCTGGACCTGCAAGACGAAGTGGGAAAAGTAGATGGTTTATTTCTCGACGGTCAACGTGCGCCACGCCTTACTAATTATCTGGATTCTGGCAAGAAATTACCGAAAAAGGGGGAAATTATGATAATTTATGGGTCAAAGGGCGACGATGTTGTTTTTGTTGACAAACTCTTTCCATTAAAGGATAAAATCTACATGAAGTTATCTGAACTTAAATAGTGTAATTAATTATGATGGGTCTAACTGATTTCAATTTAACACCAAAAGCAAAAAAAGGATTAAAAGATGCCAAAAAATTTGCAGAGGCCAATGGGCACACCCTTGTAACTACTGAGCACCTAATTTATGGGTGCTTAGTTAATCTATCAGATAGCTGTTCCTTAAAACTCAAAGGATATGGGGTTCCTCTTGAACAAAAAGAATTTGTTAAAATCTTTAAGGACTATGCTTCAAAAAACACAAAGATTTTTGAATCTACGCAGGGTCAAGGGGGCTGGCACGAAGATGTTAATGAAGTAATTCTTTTCGCCAAAGAGTTTTCCGACCAGTTCGACAGTTACTTTATTGGTGTCGAGCATATTTTGTATGTGATTTTAGACATGGAGGGGCCGTTTATCGCGCATTTGCGAGAAAACGCTATTGATCCTCTTCACGCGAAAGATGTAATAGAGACTCATGTTTTAGAAAGCAGCATCCCCCCCACGGACCAAATAAAAAATATTTTACAGATTCAGGGTAAAAGAAATTTATCCTTCCACGAAGAGGAGCAGCGTCCCGTAAGTCATTTAAGCAAGTATTGTATCAATCTTAATCAACGCTTTATAGATAAACGATCCTCTAAAATTTCAGGCAGAGACGACGAGACTGACGAGCTAATAGAAATTCTCTCCAAAAAAAATAAAAGTAACGCTATTTTGGTCGGGGAGGCTGGAGTCGGTAAAACTGCGATTGTGGAGGGGTTAGCCCAACGTATAGTTTCTCAAACGGTGCCTCCCCACATGTCTCTTATGCAAATCTGCGGGGTTGACATCAGCGCCATGGTTGCTGGCACTAAATACAGGGGAGAGTTTGAGGAGAGATTTAAGTCCCTTATCTCAGAAGCAGAAAAAGAACCTAATATAATTTTATTTTTTGACGAAATACACACAATCATCGGAGCGGGTAATTCCGAAGGGGCCGTAGACGCATCTAATATGTTAAAACCCGCTTTAGCAAGGGGTGACATAAAATGCATAGGCGCTACTACCTCCCAAGAGTATAAGAAGTTTTTTGAGAAGGATACTGCCATGAAGAGGAGGTTTGAGAAAATCGTGGTGGAGGAGCCCTCGAAAGCAGATACTAAAAAAATAGTAATGGAGGCTCTCCCTTTTTATGAAGATTTCCACCACGTTGATTACAAAGAAGAAGATATTGACACCATCCTAGACCTGTCTGAAAAGTTTTTAAGCAATAAAAGGTTTCCCGACAAGGCTTTTGACTTAGTGGATCAAATTGGAGCGAGGACTAGGATCAAGTATGTTCCCGTTTCTTCTAAAATGGCTTCTGCAAGAAAAAAATTCTGTGATTTCTTAGTCAAGAACGGGGAGGACAAAGAATTGAATGAGGAACAATTTACCGTTCTCTTAAAAGATTACTTACAAGAACTGGCGGCGAGTGGGAAACCAAAAGGTCGTAAGCAAAAAATACGGCAGAAGGATATAGTTGCTGTCTTTACTGAAAAAACAGGGTTGTCACCAAAGACTATCGCTAAAAACAATTCCGCGTTCATTAATTTCCCAAAACACATGAACAGTGAGATATTTGGCCAAGAAGAGAACATCGAGACCATTCATAACGCCCTGTCCTGCGCTAAAGCGGGGTTAAATGACCCACAAAAACCGCTTTCTAACTTTTTGTTCATAGGGGGCACCAGTGTGGGCAAAACTTTTACCGCTAAGAAAATAGCTAAATATTTTTATGGCAATGAAAAGTCCTTTCTACAAATTAATATGAGCGAATACCAAGATAAAACTGCTATTTCTAAGCTCATAGGAGCCAACGCAGGTTATGTAGGTTACGAGGATGGAGGGCTTTTAACAGAGTTTGTTCGCAATAATCCCAATTGTGTGGTGCTATTTGATGAGGTGGAAAAATGCGATCCTAAAATTTTGGATTTGCTACTACATATCTTGGACGAAGGTTATGCTACAGACAACTTAAATAGAGAAATTGATTTTCGTCGAGCGGTCATTGTGATGACTTCCAATATAGGTCACACTGAAAAGTCTAAACGCAGCATGGGATTTGTCCCCAACCAAGAACCTGACTCTGAGGTTTACAAAAAGTCCCTAGAAAAACACTTGCGCCCTGAACTATTAGCCCGACTAGACGAAATACTTTTCTTTAACGAATTAAGTGATACTCACCTCCTTAAAATTATCAACCAAGAACTTAAACATATTACAAGTCGCCTCCTAGATAGAGGAATCGAGTTAAGTTATAATTCTAGCGTTAAAAAGCTTATCTTCAATAAAGTCAAAAAGCAAAACAGTCACGCTCGGCAGATTAAAAACCTAGTAAAAAGCACAATCCAAGTGCCTTTGTCTGATTTTATTGTAAAAAATCGAAAAATAGAAAAAATCTCTCTTAAAGTAGTTGACAAATCACTCGCGTTTGTATAATATAGCACATATGAAACGAGTAAACACTAGGGTCATGAAAGCGATCCGCAATACTAAAGGTAGGTTTTTCGGCCTCTATACTTCGCAGGGGGAGACCTTAAACGCCCAGCTGTCAGGAGAAACCGATAACTACGTTAGGGTTTATGACCGCAATGCTCGCGAAGATCGCACATTTGCCAAAACTAGCATTTGTGGAGTGCGTATTGCAGAACAAAATTTCGGTAAGGTATTTTAATATAAAGACTTGCTAGATCGCAATATATCTTACTGATTCGGGTAAAACTGGTCCTCTTGAAAAAGGGGGCCAGTTTTTTATTATAAGTAGTGAAAATTAACTCTCTATTTACCGACAAGGCTTACTCTTTTGCGGAGTCGGGAGACCCAAAAGACGATTGCAAGTTCGCTGTCAAGGCTCTAGAAAAACTTAAACCAAATTTAAAAGTAGAAAAAATAAATTTGCTAGGTGTGGAAGATCATTTTGATGTTTTTATTCTCCAGACCCCCGAGAGGCACATGTTTAAATTAAAAATTTCTCTCAGCGACACACAAAAAGTTCTTAAAAAGGAAGCAACTGCGTTAAGAAGTTGTGGTTGCAAGAACACTCCTGCCCTCATCGCTTACGACACTGTTAAAGTCGGGGAGGAAGTGACCTGTCTACTTACCGAAGTTTTTAATGCTGAAAGTGTCAGAGACCATGGTCGATCCATCATAATAGAAAACCTTGACGATTTATTAGATGCGTATTCCTTAGTTTTTGATAACAAGCGCGTAAAAAACAGCTACAAAAATGTTTTAAGTTCTTCTTTGGAGGAATTTATCCCCACAAATTGCCTTCCTAAAGACACAATTGGAGCCTTTCAAAGCTACACCAATTATCCCCTTTGCGAAAAATTTCTTCTCACCTTAAAATCAGAAATTTCGGCAGCTGCCCAAGAACTTTTCCCCATTTTTAATCATAAATGTCACGCCTCCCTTTCTCTAGATTCGTTATTTCACGGGCCACAAGGATTTTATTTTGATTCCTTATCTACCTTATGCATGGGCCATCCCTTCGTAGATTTTGTTGATTTAATATTAGAAATGGGAGTGGAAACAAAGAACGAGAGCATCTTGTTGGATAGGTTTTGTGAGAAAATAGGATTTCCCCGCGAGGACAGTATTTATAATCGCATTTATCACTTACAACTAAGAAAAAAGCTTGGTGAATTAATAATTGCTTATATAAAAGAGGTTTACCTGTATGATTCTTTTCGGTATCAGAAAATACTTTTTATTGCTGATACCTTTTCCCACTGCTACGAGAGGTTTTGTTCTATTGATATCTTCGAAGAAAATAGGGATTTTATCATGAAAACCATATGCGAGCCCATTTTTGGTGTAAAAGCATAGGTATGCCACTGCCCACACCAAACAATGGAGAGAAGCGTTCTAAGTTCATGGATCGCTGTATGAGTGACTCCAAAACAAAAGCCGAATTTAAAGACAATAAACAGAGGGCTGCGGTTTGTTCGTCTCAATTTTCAAAAGCAGAAAGTAAAGCTTCTGTCACTACAGGGGAAGAGGGGGAGACTCGATGTTATTTTTCAGCAGCAGAGGATAAAAATAAGCCACTTAATAAACCTTTTCGCACCCCCAAAGGTCCGAAGAAGTTCTCTGTTTATGTCAAAAACGAGAAAGGAAACATTGTAAAGGTTAACTTCGGTGATCCAAACATGGAAATAAAGAGGGATGATCCTGCTCGCCGCAAAAGCTTCAGAGCTAGGCATAACTGCGACAACCCAGGTCCGAAGTGGAAAGCTCGCTACTGGTCTTGCAAACAGTGGAGGGCTGGCAAAAAAGTAGAAGGTTCCTCAGGGGGAGAATATGAATGGGACGGCGAAACCTTCTTTGATCAAGAGGAAATAGAAGAGGCTTTAGCTAAGAGAGGGTTATGGGAAAACATTAGGCGCAAGAAAAAGAGGGAGGGTAAGGACTACAAGCCAGCTAAGGTGGGAGATTCTGATAGACCCGATCCCAAGTCTTGGGAAAAAGCACAGGGAGAGGATGACCCTGACGCTCACTATTTTGAGACTAAAGAAAAGGCTTTAAAAGACGCTAAGAAACTCGGACTAGAGGGATTCCACAGCCATAAAACCGACGATGGAAAGACTCTTTACATGGCTGGTCCTAATCATGAGGCGTTCATGAAGCGCCATAAAGAAGTAATCAAAAAGAAAGATGGGTGAGCAAAATAACAGTAGACGGTCTGTAGACAGTAAATTTTTAATCACTTTAGGGGTTGGTCTTGCGATTCAAGCCGCAGGAATTGTTTGGTGGGCTAGTAATCTACAAAGTTCTGTGCAACATAACGATTACCAGCTCCAGATGTTAAAAAAGGATGTCGATGCTCACGCAATTTTTGTCCGCGACTGGCCAGCGGGAAAATGGGGTAGCGGAAGTCTCCCAGATGACGTAAAACAAAATTTAAAAATAGAAGATCTGGAGAAGCAAATGGAGAAGGTAATGAGCAAGCTATATAATGGCAACCATGTGCCTTAAGTAGTTGAATTCTGGGGTTTGATAGATACAATCTTACATGATTGTTCAGTATTATAAGCCTAACTCTAAGAATACAGGCTGCGCTTTTAGTTTTGATATTGGGTCTAATATAAAAAATGGCGAACCCTGTGTCTATGTTAGGGCTGTAAAGCAGCATTCATGGAATCAATCCAAGCGGACAGGTTCCTTTTCAGAGAACGCGAAAGACCCAGATAAATCTGTCTCCATAAAGCTTAACGAGGTCGAAGTAGGAGGTTTTATCTACGCTATCGAAAAGTATACTGAATTCTCTGCCTTTCATTCTTTTGAGGATAACAAAACTCAAATCTCCTTTAAGCCCTACAAGAAAAAAGATGGCAGTGACGCTTTCTCGTTTGGGGTCACTAGAAACTCTGTTAATAAATTTGGGATAGGCGTGGAAATGTCTGAAGCTTATGTTCTGCGCGAATTTTTAACATTTTATTTACAAGAACTCTATATTACTCGGTTACAAAAGAAAACCGAAAGAAGTTCATGAAAAAGAAAACCGTTCTAATCCACTCTAATTTTTGTAGAGCTTTTACTGGGTTCGGCAAAAACAAAAAAAATATTATGCGGTATCTTTTTGATACTGGAAAATATAATTTAGTAGAGCTAGCTAATGGAATCGAATGGGAAAACCCCGTTACGAAAGGTGTTCCGTGGACATGTCGAGGCTCTCTTCCTCCTGCCGCCGAGTTAAATAACTTAAATGACGAAGAGAAAAGAGGGGCTGGATATGGGAACAAACTTGTAGATCAAGCTATAAAGGAATTTAAGCCTGACGTTTATATCGGAATAGAAGATATTTGGGCCTTTAATAATTTTCACACAAAATCATGGTGGAATAAGATCAATACTATGATTTGGACTACACTTGATAGTCTTCCTCTTTTACCTCAAGCAGTGGAGTATGCACCGAAGATAAAAAACTATTATGTTTGGTCTTCTTTCGCTGAAGAAGCATTTAAGAAAATGGGATACGACCATGTAAAGACTCTCCGAGGCTCGTTGGACACCTCTAATTTTTTTAGTTTTTCTGACGAAAAAAAAGCGCAGCTTAGAGAGGCCCATGGACTAAGCAATGAATATATAATAGGTTTTGTTTTTCGTAATCAGTTAAGAAAAAGCGTCCCTAATCTTTTAGATGGTTTCAAGATCTTTAAAGAAAAAGAGCCAAAGGCGAAGCTTCTTCTGCACACTCATTGGGCAGAAGGCTGGGATATACCACGGTTACTTCAAGAAAAAAATATAGATCAGCAGGATGTTTTGACCACTTATGTTTGTTCTAAGTGCAGCACTTATGAAGTTCACTCCTTTTCAGGTCAAGGACAAGACTGTAAAAAATGTGGTTCTCAAGGGACTGTCAACACGACCCACACAAGCAAAGGTGTTACCGAAGACCAATTAAACGAAGTTTATAATCTTATGGATGTTTATTGCCACCCATTCACCAGTGGTGGACAAGAGATTCCCATCCAAGAGGCCAAGCTAACTGAACTTATAACTTTGGTTACTAATTATTCCTGTGGGGAAGATACTTGCACTGACGAGTCAGCAGGACTTCCGCTTGAGTGGAGTGAATACAGAGAACCTGGGACGCAATTTATAAAAGCTTCCACCTCGGCCCAAAGCATCGCAGATCAATTAACTAAAGCATGGGAATTAGGAGAAGATGACAAAAGAGAGTGGGGGCGCAGGGCTCGCCAATGGACGATTGATAATTTTTCTGTTGAAGTTATCGGAAAACAATTAGAGGAGATAATCGACGCGATGCCCCCAGTAGACTATGATTATGATAGCGCCTCCCTTATGAAGTTAGACCCAACTTATGAACCGAAAGCGACCTACCCATCCCACAAAGATTTCATTATAGATATCTATAATAACATTCTGAAAGACGAGGTGGATGAAAACTCACAAGGAGTAAAACATTGGGTAGGTCAATTAATGAGGGGAAAAACACCACATGAAATTGTGAATCATTTTAGACAGGTGGCACTAGAGCAGAACCAAAAAACAAATACCCCTGACCTAGCGGATCTTCTGGGTGACGAAGATAAAGGCAACAGAATAGCTGTCGTAATACCTCAAAGTGAAACAGATGTATTGTTAATAAATTCGCTATTGAAGAATCTCAAAAAACAATATAATAAACACAATATTTATATTTTTACGCAGCCGCAATACTTCCCTTACATAGACGATAACCCTCATGTTCACAAAGTGTTGCCCTATTCTCCCTCTTTAGAAAATTCTTTTTTATTGGAGGGGGCAGGAGATCATGGAGGTCTTTTTGAAATTGTTTTTTACCCCCATACAACCACCCAGAAAAACATGTCTTTTATACATAACGCTTTAGATAAACATCAATTTTCTTTTCGCTAGCGATGTCTCACCTTTTAGAAGAATACGCCAAAAATTTAGGAGTAAAAATTTCACTTCCTATTGTTAATGATCATTTTTTTCCCTTAACGGCAGACAAATACATTACGCTTTCTAATGACGACAATGTAGAATCCAAGCACTACCCGTATTACGATATCGTATTACATTTGCTTCAGCCCTTTCTGCGGCACAAAAATATAAAAGTTGTCCAGCTTGGCGGCAAATCTAAAATAGAAGGAGTTGACGCTGCTTTAAATCTCTCTTTCAAACAACAAAGTTTTATCTTATCTGGCTCTTTGCTCCATGTTGGTTCGGACAATGTGCTGAATCATCTTGCTAGCGCCAAGAACATCCCCACCGTTAATATATTTGGGAATACGTTTCCTAAAATTAATCGCCCCATTTTTTCTAGGTCTTCTTTTAATATTAACTTAGCTCCTGTGTGGGACAAGAAGCCGTGCTTCAGCCATATAGACCCCAAAAAACAAATAACTACGATTAAGCCTGAGAAGATAGCTGGCAGCATATTAGATTTATTAAAAATAAAGAAAGATAGCCTGACTTTTGAAACTCTTCACATCGGGGAAAAGTTTAAACAAAAAATTGTTGAGGTAGTTCCAACGGTTTTTAACTCTCTTAATCTTCTACAAAACCAAGTTCCACTCATAAGGGCCGATTACGGTTTCGAAGAGGGTGCTTTTTTAAAATTTTGCGAAAGCTATAGAGTCTCTGTTTACTTGGATAAACTTATCCAACCGCAAGCCTTAAGAAACATAGCTGCCAACATCCAAACCCTTTTTATCTTCGTGGACGCTGGGTGGGACACTATCCCAGATAATTATTTTAAAATCTTAAAAAACCTAAACATTGAGCCTGTTCTTCTGGTCAAAAATGAAAAAGAGATTTCAGCGATACGCAATAAGTATTTTGATATTTCTGTGAGACCCTACCGCTCTGAAAAAAAACCGTTGTGTCCCATAAGTGGTAGTTCTCGGTTTCTCTCTGAGAAACGTATAGTCGAGGGCGCTAAAGAGTATTTAAGTTACGCTCATTGGGAAAAAGGTCTTGACAGGGACAATAGAGTGTTGGATACTCCTGAATATTGGAAAGAATCAGATCACTTTTATATTTATGAGCCAAACGAAAACAGCTAAAAAGAAGGCGGCGAAGAAGTTTTACGGACCCGATGTTTACAAGCGTAACGGCCACGGGTTGTTAGAAAACGTGGAGTATATCTTTAACGAAGATGGTTCCGTAAACTGGAGGGCGATGATCAAAGAGGAGTTTCTCTATCCTAATAAGGGTTGGTTCGATTCTCGTAATCAACCTGTGCCGACATCTCCAGAGGGTTTAGAAGATAAGCAGCTACTTATTATGCTCGGAGGTATCAAGGAGCTAGCTAAAATGCGCGGGTATTCTACGGTTGCTTTTGATGTAGTTCACTCTTCAGATGGTTATGTCACTGCTAAATGCATGATAAACTGGAATAAAAACTACGAAACACAAGATGAGGTTGTTTATGAAGACTACGCGAATGCCACTCTTTCTAATACAGACAACTTCTGCGCTAAGTTCTTAGAAACAATTGCCTGTAATCGCGCTTTTGTTCGTTGCGTTCGCAACTACTTGAATATCCACATTGTAGGCGCAGATGAAATAGATAAATCTCAAGCCACTGCTCAATCCTATGAGTCCGATGCTGTCGCTAGTCCTATCACCCCTGTGGACCTGTTGGAAAAGACTCTCAGGGAGAAACACAATGTTGACTCTTTTGAGGGATGCAAGAATGTTCTCAGAGATTTATGGAAGAGCGAAAGCTACAGGAACGAAAAGGCTAAGGAGTGGTCTTGCTTCAAAGACATCCCCGCTAAAGAAGCTCGTAAGCTAATTGTTGTATTGAATAAATGATTAAGAGATTAACAAATCCTGCTGAATTCAAAATAGCTTTAGATGACATTTTCGATCTTTTCGGATATGAAAATGAAAATGAAGGCCATCAGCTTTTAAGGCATAACAAAGAATACATTTCAAACGCATTTGCTGATGAATCTGTATTGGTTTGGGATTTTTTTGTGTGGGCTAATTTAAACGAACATAATAAATACGACGCTACAATCGCTTTTTCAAACCAAAAAAACGAAAAATTCGGAGAGGAAATTTTCTCAGAATACATTTGGATGTCAGCAAATCCCAATGTGGGCTACAAACTTCTAACCACAGCGTTAAAATTCGCCAAAGAAAAAGAGTTTAAATATGTCACCATGACTTGCGCGATGGGGCATCCAAAAGCCCAAAAGATAGGTCGCTTCTATGAAAAGATGGGTTTTGTAAAAGACTCTGAAACTTATATAGCCAAGCTATGAATAATAAAATAGCTAGAGAATTAAGAAAGCTTTGCAACCCTGTAGACCAAGTATCTACAAGAGTTTACCGCCGTTTAAAAAAACAATATAAGAAACTACCCCACCATGCCCGAAGAGACTTTATCGACCTCCTTAGAAAAACAACCTTCAAATTGGACGAAGAACAAGGTTGGAGCCTTTTGGATAAAGACTAAAGAAAATGGTCGGAGTTACCTTTCAGGTAATATCGAAATCAATGGTAAGTCGGTGCCTTGTTTAATCTTTAAAAATGACTATCAAGAGGGTAACACCCCGCACTTTCATATTTACGCTGTCGATCAAACAACAGCTAAATAATTTCGTTTTCTTCTCTTTCTTCTCGGACTGATTCTGGCTGATATTGTTCACGCCAGTCTTGATAATCTGCTTCTGATTCCAGAGCGAGCTTTTCATCATCGCTTAGGGTCATGCCATCGTCCTCTATTAAGAGATACGATCCTCCTTGATCGCTTTCAGAGACTTCCCAACCATACATGAATTCTGATTCATCTTCTTCCTTCTTAGGTCGCCCCAATTTTTCCTCCCAAAGCTCTCTGCTTCTTTGTTCGGCACCATCAATATTTTCGAATTTTAAATATCTCATGCGTAATTAACCTCGTTATATATTGCGGCATTTGTCTCTAATGCAAGTTTAAGGTCATCATCTAATGCCGCTTCCCCCGATCCCGCGCTTGAATCAAATACATAAACTTCTCTGATTATTCCATTAAAGGGATTGTTGTTTATTCTTCTACAACCAATTCTAAATCTATCCGATCTCCCGATATGTTTATCTTCGTTTACGTCTCTAGTGGTTTCGGTCCCGCTCACTCTAAGTATCATGGATTTTCCATCTCCTCCTGCGGCGGTTGATCTTTGCCTGTCGTAGTATGAACCAACTATTGTGCGTGTATATGTTGGATAACCACTAGCACTATCTTCGTCATAAGAATCTACAGCTAACCTGTAACTTCCACCAGATAAATAAATCATTTCTGCTCCATCATTAAAATTATCTAAATTAGTAATGAGACCGCCAGCTCCTGTAAAATCAAATACTTCACAAGCCATAACTAAACTAAAATTATCGTCAGTATTAGGTAATCTGTATTGGTTTACTTGCAAATAATCTCCAGAAGCGCTATATCCCCCAGAGGTAACACATTTAAGCCCTCTGTTAAACACTCCAGAAGAAATTAACTCAGGCTGTCTACTTGTAGTTGTTTGGACTGCATCTGGTGCAGTTGGATATCCGCTCCAAGATCCTCCACCTTGTTGAGTGCTTGTATTGCCACTTTGGTTATACCACTTAGTAACGAAAGCTGAGTTGCTTCCTACAAAATCTCTAAGGGTGCTCCCTGCGCTAGTCAAGCTGTTAAGGGTTACTTCTTTTTGATTGTAAAAATAAACATCTGCTTCGGTGCTATCAGAATCTCTTCTAACTCTTATAGCAGCTCCAGTGTAAGCAGCACGAAGCAGCCTTAATCCATAGGCTAGCCTTGCGGTGGGCATACCGCTTATATCTAGAGGAGTTTCTACATGTTTTTCGAATATCCCCGACATTGAGGGTCTTATAATCATAATAAATTACCGAAAACTCCATAGGTGTTTGTGGCTAATCTAACTATAGATCCAGGTTGATATCCAGATGCCAAGGTCACAGTTCCATTAGCAGTCCCATTAATAATCATACTGCTCGATCCAACAATATCTACATCTTGTCCAGTATTCAAGACTGATACATTGAAACCCGCGCCTAGATCACTAGAGATTGTTATTTGATCAAATGAAGCAGAGGTTCCGTTAATAAAGTTTCCATTATCACTAGCTGCTAAAGTGAAGTCGGCACTTTTTTCCGATAAATTAAAGCCACCCTTTATCGCCCCATCCACTTCAAGAGCAGTAGAAGGTGAAGCTGTTCCTATACCGACTTGGCTGTCTGAATCTACAGTCAGTGCGGTGGTTCCTGCTGTAGAAAGGCTAATTGTATCAGCGCCAAAATCAATACGGTTATCCGTATCTCCATCATGAAAAATTGTATCTTGAATATAGAGACTGGCGAAAGTCGGGGAACCGCCAGCAGCAACTCCTCCGATGTCAGACAAGACCTCTGAGGTAGAGCGACTTTCAAGGCCGTCAGCTGTAAATCTAGCGTATTCGTCATCAGCTACGCTGGCACTGTCTATCTTTACTGCGTTAGTATTTGAGATCCCGAAGGTGAGGGAAGCTTGCCCTCCGATGTCAGACAAAACTTCAGAAGCGGACCTTCCCTCCACTTGAGTGCCGTCTATTCTGAGGAAGTCGTTATCTACCAAGGTGTTATTCGCTTGGATTACATTATTATTACTAATACCGACATCCAAACTAGCTGCTGCCCCAGTTAAACCAGTAGCTAGCGCTCCAATATCGCTCAGAACTTCTGAAGTTGACCTACTCTCTAAACCCGCAGATGTAAATCTAGCATACTCGTCATCAGCTACGCTCGCGCTGTCGATCTTAACGGCATTGGTGTTAGATATACCGAAAGTCAGCGATGCTTGCGCCCCGATGTCACCGAGAACCTCAGATGTTGAACGACTTTCTAGTCCTGCCGAAGTAAACCGTGCGTATTCATCGTCAGCGACCGAAGCGCTGTCAATTTTAACAGCGTTAGTATTTGAGATCCCGAAAGTAAGAGACGCTTGTGCGCCGATGTCACTTAAGACTTCGGAGGCGCTTCGCCCTTCTACTTTTGTTCCATCTATACGAAGAAAATCGTCATCTGAAAGCGTATTGTTAGCTTGTATGAGATTGTTTTCGCTAATTCCGACATTTAAACTGGCGGCTGCTCCAGTCAAACCAGTAGCTAATCCACCGATGTCACTTAAAACTTCAGAAGTAGAACGGCTCTCCAAGCCGTTAGCGGTAAATCGTGCGTATTCATCATCTGCTACTGAAGCGCTGTCGATCTTTACAGCATTCGTGTTTGAGATTCCGAAGGTCAGCGAGGCTTGCGCTCCGATGTCACTAAGAACCTCAGATGTTGAACGGCTCTCTAAACCGTCAGCAGTAAACCGCGCATACTCGTCGTCAGCAACGTCTGCGCTGTCAATTTTAACAGCGTTTGTGTTTGCTATTCCGAAGGTAAGCGAAGCTTGTCCTCCAATGTCTGAAAGAACTTCTGAGGCCGATCTACCTTCTACTTGAGTTCCGTCTATTCGGAGAAAATCATTATCAACAAGTGTGTTGTTTGCTTGTATAACGTTGTTATTACTAATCCCTACATCCTTTGTCGCGGCGGTCCCGAGTCCCAATTCAGAGGTCGTTACGTCTCCCGATAATAAGTAAGGAACATGATTGTTTGTTATTCTATTTCCGACGCCCGTTCCCAAGAAGTCGCCCAAACCAGAAATATTTCCTCTTACATCAAGCTTAGTAAGAGGGGAGTTAGTTCCGATCCCCATATTACCTTCTACTATTAATCCGTTAGAAGGCGCAGCGGCAGATTGATAAGAACTGCCCACACTAGCATTCCCAGCTACTCCCAGATTGTTAGTGGCGGCGTAATAACCAATCGCTAGATTGCCTTCGACGCTTAATCCCTTAGCAGGAGGAGCCTGTCCTACGAAAGATGGGCCGATTACGCTGCCTGTCGTGAAGGAGGCTCCCTGCACATGAAGGTCGTATGCAGCGTTGGGGGAGCTTCCTATCCCCACGCTATCTCCAAACAGCCCTGTGACCCCAGAGATATGAGGTCCAGTAGAGGTTATGGAGGTAGTTGTCGTGCTACCACGATCTGTAACCGCCTGAAGAGTATCTGTTTCTGATGTAGAAACAGCGTTCCCGTTTACAAAAAGTCCGCTTGTGGAATCAACATAGACTCCATCTTGGAAGTGGAGTCCCAATGTATTAGCGCCTGATGAAAGAGCGGGGGTTGTGGAACTATCCGAGAGAACAAATGCACCGTCATGTCCAGCTTGGACGCGAGAGTAATTACCAGCGGCCAGAGCATTGTCTGCCACTACCTCATTATATGTGCCAGCGAGAATTACTGAAGAGTCACCTGAGAGGGTATTAACTAATCCTCCTGCATTAAAACTGTATTTTCCTGAGAGTTTATTGACCCTGCCCCCTCCTTGGACGCTATAAGTTGAAGCTGGTTCTACTTGGTTGCCATACCCACCCATGATCACCGCTCCATCTGATCCGTTTAATATATGGTTACGAGCACCACCGCCCACAAACCCAAACTGTGAATCAGTAATTATTCCTGAATAACCTCCTGCGATGGCAGAGACTAAAGACCCTGAAGTAATGAGGTTATTGAAACCTCCACCAATAAAGGCAGCATCAGTAGAATAAATATCATTATTATATCCCCCCACACTAGTAGAATAATCAGACCCAGTAACACAGTGTCCTGATCCCCCGCCGACAAGACAAAAATCACCACCACTGATATCGTTAATCGCTCCACCCACTATACTGTCCCAGTTCCCAGAAATAATGTGTCCGCTACCCGCGACCACAACGCAGCCAGTAGAATAAATATTAGAGTCGTAAGCCGCTATCACAGCATTATCATAAGCGACTTCATAAGCTGAATTACTGGTGGCTTGACTTGCTAGTTTACCAAATACAATTTTATCAGAAGATACATCTGTATCTAAAATATAACCTCCCGCAGCTGTTTTTATCTGGGTATTTCCTTCGACAACTAATTGTTTGCTGGATGAATTTGTATCAATTTTAACCTTGGTGGTTCCCGCCGCATCTTTAACGTCAACAATTGCGTTTTTGCTGCTGTCAATTTCTTGGACAAGTTTAGCCACTTCGTCCACATCCTTAAGTGTAACTTTTGGATTATCGTTGGAGTCTAATTCTACTACATACCTATCCTCGTCTCCAGCGGTGTTTAAAACAGTGAGCTTTCCTCTCTTGTTGGAATCGCTTTCGAGTTTGAGGCTAGCGTTGGCAGAGGAGTCTTTGATGGTAAGCTTACCCATGTCGTTGCTGTCTACTTCAGCGACATATCTTTCTTCATCGCCACCAGCATTTAAAATACTTAACTTTCCTCTTCTGTTAGAATCACTTTGTGCTTTGACGCTTGCGTTTCCATCTGTGTCGTTAAGTTCAAGCAGACCAGCAGCGTTAGAGTCTCCTCCTAAGGCAGCAATAACATTGCCTGTATCACCGTGGTCATAAACATTTATTCCCTGATCATCAGCGCTCTGAGTGACAACGCTTACTGGAGCAGTAGGAGTATCTGTTTGGAAGCCCACCCTATCAGTAGAGCGGTCAACATATAAAGTCTTGGTATTGACATAGAAATCACCATCATCTGTTATCCTCGCTCTTTCCGTTCCTGCTGTAAACCAAGCGATTGTGTCATCAGAAGGGAAACCAAAATAAGTATTTGTATCCCCTTGGTGTTGGATATAGCTATTCATTTGGATGACACTGCTGCCACCCATTATAAGGCTTGTGGTAGCGGTGTTATCATTATCGAGAACCTCAGTAATAGTGCAAGAGCAGCCCCCACCCCCACCTTCTCCTGAAATAAGATACATGTTACCGTGTGGGTCGCTCATCCTGCCACTCACTCCAGTGCCTACAATATAATCTGATTCTAGGTATCCTGACCCACCTGTATTTGTGATCTTTAAGTTGGCTCCGTCCCCCCGAATTGTGTTGCTGCCTCCGTCCCAAATCGGATTCGGTCCACCCGCCTTTATTGTCGCCGCCCTGTATGGTCCCACATTCCATATTTCTTTGCTTTTGCCGATTCTACTAGATGCGACAATTTTGAAATATGTATCTTGTGTAAAATCAACACCATCCCGAGTGTTGGTGTTATTGGCTACTCTTATATGTTGGCTTGGGAGTTGTTGCAGTCCGTAGCTTCCTAGAAAAGTTCCCCTATTTGTTGAGAAATTTTTCGAGTTACTCGCAAAAAAACCTGCCTGATAGAATTGGCATGTGCCTCCTTTGTTGTCAGTTACTATTCGAAAATCAAAAGCTCCCGAGATGCCTGTGGTGTTTATAAGGTTATTACTAAAAAACTTTTTAGTTTCCGTCGCGTCTGCTGTGGACATACCCGCTGTATCAGGCACACTAATATTATCTGGGGATTCATTTCGGGAAATCCCCCCCGAGGCTTTAACATCTATTGTAGTAATATGGGGTGTGTTGACTCCATAAAGTTTAACAACATTAGTTTGAACCGTTGCATCTTGGTTAACCACATCAATTTGAATGCCGAGTTTATCTCGATATTCCCCGAAGACATCTTCATTTTGTTGTTCGGTAAATGTAAAATTTGTATTTCCATAATTGCGGAAATTGCGGAAAACCATATTCCCATCAATATCTAATATACTTATGCGTTGTCCGCTAATAATGGGGTCTGCGGCTAGTGCTGCGGCGGTATTTAAAACCTGCCCAGCTGTGTTCTGTAGTTCAGTTCGTATCGTGATGTCGCGCCCATTGACAAAAATTCCGCTTCCTGATGATACGGCGTTAAAATTTCCAGTATTTGGAGTGAAAGAGTTTTCAAATTCGTAAAACTCTTTAGTGGTGAAATTCCCCTCATAATAACCAGAGGTAGAAATTTCTGATGTTGTTGTCCCGACGCCGATCTTAATAACCCTCTGCTTCGTGGGGTCGGAGGTTTTTTCATAAATACCATAAATTGCCCCGCTGTAGTTCGTTCCCTTTAGGAACTCATATGAGTTTTCACCCCCAGTTATATCAACAAACCCAGTTCCCTCTCCCCTGATGTCGCCGTTAGGAGTAGCTCCTCCTAAAACCGTCCCAGTTGACATGAATGCGGTGGTGGGGAGAGTGCCGCTAGGATCGTCTAGAGGGAGAGTAACACTTGGTCCCACAACATTTATAAACCTTACATTATTCCATCCTGAAGCAGCAGCTTGAGAATTCAAATATCCCCCCGCTCCTGTCGAACCTGTAGCTAAAAACTGTCCGCTTTCAGCATAAATATATGCTCCTTCATCTTTGGTTATTTTATATGGAAGATAGGTGGGCATGTGAATTTATCCTATTGTTAGTCGATTAAGAAATGATGCGTCCCAGACGTTTCGCTCATCATATACAACAAAAATTCCTGAACAGGCTTTTTGGGAATCAAAATAAGCGTTTCCACCATCTCCACCTTTATTACCTAGTGCAGTTACACAAAAATTAAAAACACCCACTTGCCGTAGATCTGAGAATTGTCCTCCTGTTGCGGTAGAAGGGTCGATAGACTTATTCCAAGTAGCGCCATTGGGGTGGGTTAGACTCATATGGTATCCCGTGCTATTGTCCACCTGTCCCCACATTCCACTAATAGTGAAAGTTTGGGTGGTGGGGTCGGGCTCACCAGTAGTCAGGGAAGCTATTTGGGGGGTGGGAAGGGTTTCGTAGGTAATCCCATTTACCGTTTGTGCCCGTTGGTAACTAAAAGTATTAGCCTCGCGTTCTATACTTATATCTTCTTCTATTAGTTTGAATTTACCTGTGTCATATTTAGAGGCCGTCACCAAATATTCATTTGGGTTTTCCTCTTTCATAGTGAGCACCTTATAAATGAAAGGAGTAGTATCTTGGATGTCGAATTTAGCCACGCTTCCTAGTTTTACATACGGCAATAGGTGAGGTTGATCGAAACCAGAAATAACACTACCGTAGTTATTAAATCCTGCTCCCGTCAATTCTTCTTCGGTGCTGAGAATATTGCCAGTAACATATAAAGGCTTTAGTTGATCTAGATGGTTGAGTGCTGATAACTCAGAATCTAATGCTCCAGCTGTAGTGTGACTTGGAACGAACGCAGCGTTGTCAAATGCCCCTGAAAAAAGATGAACGTCTGAGGGGTCTGTGGATCTTTTGTCCCCGACCATCGTCATCTCTACTAGGTATCCTGTCCCGATATCAGCTATGGTTTGGCTACCAGTCCACTGAGAAATAAAATCTCCAGAACCCAAAGCGAAGGCTCCTGTTCCTTCTGACGATCCTGATGCAAAAACCCATCCTGTTACTCCTTTGTTGAAATAAAGCATCTTGCCGCTTATAGGAGAAGGAATTCCCGTATAAAGGGCATACTGATTATATCGCGTGTCATATGATTCGTTACAATCAGGATATCCTTGGGTGTAGCCTGAAAAGCCATAGTTTCCTGCATACCTTACCCACTCTTCGCTTTCGCCAGTTACTGATAATTCGTAGTAACGTTCTCTTTTCAGATAGCCTAATCCTGTTGTTATATCCAGAGAAGAGTCCCTTCCTGTAGGGTCCATTATTGTCAGCACACCACTCATATCCGCATCGACAAAAGTATTAGTCATCCTAATTGTTTCTGCGGTTGGATCAACTGCTAGAATTTTACCATAGTTAGTTATATTTGTTTTAAGGTCATCCTCGATAAGCACAAGATCCCCAGGCTTACACAACAAGCTTTCGAGTCCCGCTGTAAATGCAACCTGTTGGTTTTCTTTTATTTTAGAAAAAATTTGATGTTGAGCGACACGCCTCGCCATAGCGCGTGAGGTTATACCTACTCCTTCGATGCGTTTTTTGAATATTCCCTTCTCTTTAATGCTCTCTTCATCTTCCACCACTTCGATTTTAGGCACGAAATTATCAAACCTATCTCTATAACCCACTTCAATGCAGTTAAACTGCTCGTCCCTTCTATTATTTGAATAGAAAAACAATCCGTCTTTAACGTTGTCGTTAGTAAAAAGATTTACAGGTGTTCTCGGTTGGTCATCTACAAAATTTATCTCTGAACTACCAAAAAACACCCTCCCCCTAAACAGGGCGGCTATAAGCGTTATCGCGTCAAAAATTTTCTGTCCCTTATCAAAAACAATATTAGAAGAAAACCTTGGTTCTTTCCCACCTCTTCCATCAGTCACCCCTTCGAAATAACCATTTTCGTCTACAGCATCACAAAATCTTCCTATTGTATATAATTGCCATTTGTTTATGTCTGTTACATCTATATGGGCTCCCATCCCATAACGATAGTTAGTGAGCAAATCATATAAAATCCAAGCGGGGTTATCAGTCCACTCTAAGTGTTCCTTAAAACTTCCGTCCCAGTCTCCATCATAAACAAGTTTGTCTTTTTTAGATGTGCTAGTGAATTGTTTTTGAGTATTGTAATATCTTTTGTCCCTGCCGTCCCGATGGGTTGGAAAATAATTAGAAGGAACTTTTACCTTTTTTAATTTAAGATCGTAAGTGCGGGTGGGAATGCTACCAAAAGAACGAGAATCTATCTTGGTTCCTATGATAGCAGAAAAGGGGTAAGGTAACGGCACATCAATAATCTCAGTGACTTTAGTGAGCTGGACTGCTTTAGCTATTAAAACAGAATTAGTTTCAAAGGATAATTTAGTTACTTTTATATAGCGCTTTTCTGTGCTGTCTTGGTCTATTACGCCAGCTTCAATTCCTCTTTCTCCGTTTGCTGTCAGTAGAAGTTGCTTGGTGGCAACTGTGGGGGGAAGAGCGAATCCTGCATTCAGGTTGGGGTCGTTCTGTGTTAAATTAACAACATATTCCTTCTCCGAATCTATTTCGTAGTCGGGGTTGCCGATATCAATAAGCGTAGGGTTATCAATCAATGCCACCACTCTGTAAAGATATGTCTGATAAGGAGTCTCTAAGCCCTCGTTTCCTTCTTCATCAAGCCCCAGAGTTCCTGTTTCTACTTTTAAATTTAAAACAGTTGGAAATTTTGTGCCTATCTTGGCGTCTTTAGTTGCTTGATCTGCTAGCGCGGCGATATTCTTATTATCTTTGATTAATGTGTCACTCAATTGCCCTATATTTATAGTAATAAAAGCTCTGGTAACATTTGGGTTGTAAACGGTATGGACAACAGGCACTGCATCTTCGTCCCAATCACCGAAAGATTTTCCCGCCCAATCAGAAAAATTTTCATCTCCGTCGTTGCCAAGTCTATAATCGTCGCTGCCCTCGTTTTCAGGGAGTAGGTTTTGATCCAGCGTCGTATTAAAATTGTTTGCGTCTAGTCCTCCCACCCTCTCCCATGTGAGCGAGTGCGTGTTGGGAGTGATGCGTTGCGGGGCGTTTCTTTGGGGGATTTCGGGTGGGTTGGGGTGATTGCGATCTGGAGTAGCAGTTCTTGTAGCACTAAACGGCCCAAAAAGCTCTCTGCTGTAAGGGTGATCTATAAATACAGTTCTAAAATGGTTAAAAGGTGGCTGAAATTGCTCACCTTTTCTTATTTCAGCTAATACATTACTAAAATTAAATTTTAAATCTGATTTATTCGATGAATTAGCTATTCTACTAGACAACTTAGTTTTAGCGTATCTAAAAGATTCTATATCTTGAAATGTATCTATGATATCTCTAGAAAACGAAAATACATTAAGGATTCTAGTTCCCACATACTCGCTCCACTGTCGCCAGTCGGGTGCCCTCAAGTTGGCTCGCCGCGCTGTTATATCTAACGGAACTTTGTAAATTACACATCCATGCATAGTTCCCTCTAAGTTCCCATTAGGCTCAATAACAGGACAAGTAATATCAAATATTTCGACTCCTTTGGATTGCAAGTCCGTATTCACACTCCATCCCAGTTCTGTCCCATAAGGTATAGTGCTCATATGATGCATACGCTGATCGGCGGGAGTAGCACCCGCAGCAGCTACGAGGTTTCCAACAAGTTCGGTGTTCTCAACTGGATAGTTTGAGATAGGTTGCTGGACCCCATTTATCGTCGTCCCGTCCTTTCTATTCGCCATTATAACAATAAAGGCGTGTGCGATACCCCTATTATGTATTGGCATCGTTTCTCGTTGTGCCACAAGACGGTCGTCAGGAGCTGCATACGACCCCAATAACTGCCTCACTAGGTCTTCGGTCCCCAGGATTTCGGTCGCTCCCCCTCCTCCTGACCAACCTAAAACTCCCAGCGCTTTTTTTGCTAGCCGCCTTTGAAGAACATTGCCATCGTCTCCTTCATTATCAGTAACTAGCTTTTTTATCTTGAAGATCTCGTCGCTTATAAAACTTGCTACCTTGGTGTAAGTTCCAGGGAAATACTCTTCTATACTTGTTCCACCTCCATTAGATGCAGCTTTTAATGCTTGGGCTTGCATACACACTAAAAACGATTCGTTTTTCTTCCGCGTTGATGCACTTTGTGAGTTAAGAGCATCGAAGAAATATAGATTATCCAAATTGCGAGCTATTGCCGCATGATTGCCTTCAGCTGTTACTGTTGTCCATAGCGGAGCAAAATACTTGTTTTGAGATATCCTTGGTTCAGTTACCGCACTATTTATATGGTTCCCGTATTTCAGTTTAGTGCCCCCCGTTGATCTAAACCACATGTCAAATGTCCCACGGCCACCCAGAAAACTGCGCCAGTATTCTTCTCCTTCATCTGTTACTGTTGTTTCGTTCTGGAACATGAACACGGCCCTATCGGGGCTCAAGGTTGGCTCTAGGTCGTTGGGGCGTTGAGCCCGACGGAACGCTGTTCCCCAATACCACCACGAACTGAGTCGCGTAAGGGGTCCAGACCCCTCTCTGGTTGCGGCGCGAGATTCCTTATGATCTAAGGCTCTAAAATAGTATCGCGGCATCTTCCACGGAGAGTTCGTGGTGGTATTATCCAAACGCATATTGAAAGAGTCAGCCGTTTCTGCTTCTATCTCAGTTACCCTATTGGTTCGATTTGAAGAAGCAGGTTTGTTTGAAACAGCGACAGGTGTATCATCAAAATAGATACCTTTAAATATACCCAACCCGTCCAAACTTACTCCGTCGCGATCTACTAAACCCTCGATAGGGCCATCACTTACCAAATCAAGAGTTTCTGCATAACTGTGGGACGCCCCATATTGCAACTCTCCAAGGACAGGGGGTTTGTAAACGGGTGGTTTAGCCCGTCTGCTGCCCCCACCCGCTCCTGCGATAGCTATCTTTTTTAAAATGTGGCTCATTTAATATATATAATATTGCTTACTCAAAGACTCGCGAAGTTATCATTCAAACCAGAATCCCCTAGCGTATCCTGCGTCTGGGTCTGGTTCTGGCCAATCTGGATCGGGATCTGGATCTGGACCGCCCTCATTTGGTATTCTGTTCGAAACTAGGGTATCCGCATTGGATGCCTGAATAAGACTCCCTTCTGGGTTGGAGTATAAGGGGTAAGATTTAATCGTAGCTTGCACTACCTGAGAGCCAACCTTTAGACGCCCATATCCAACAGGGACAGGTGCTCCCTGACTGGCTACATTAACTCTATTAGTAAAAACCAAAGAGCCTTTTGTGGCGGCAGCTTCTATTTCCAAAGCTTCCACTTCAGGTTTGGGTGTTAACGCATAAGCTATAGCGGCGAATATTACGGCGTTCGCGATATTGGCTAATAACGTTCCAGAAGCCAAAAACTCAAAAACAGCGACGAAGATGGAACCGAGGGGGCCACATCCTACAATAGCGGGAACTAAATCAATTGTTTCAGGATAAGTCATCTCATCCATTTGCTTCCCCACCTCGATTCTTTTTTTGTTTACGATTATGTCGTAAACAAATCCATTTCTCTGCAATTCTATTATGCGACTTAAAAATCCATTTTTACTGCAATCAATAGCATGTAGAACATGTTTAGGGTTTTCTATCTCAAAGCTAAGGTGTTTCCCATATTCTCTACCCAGAATCCCATGTAAGTTTACAATTGTCATAATGCAGCCTTAATCCTTTCGAGTTTATTTACATCTGCTTCGATGGTTTCGGGCGTATAAATATTAATTTTTTTGCTATTTAAACTATAAATTAAAAACGGCTGACAACAATTGTCTGCCATTTTAACATCAAATTCTGACTCAGCTTCGTCGCCATGGATATGACTATGAAAAACGGCCACCATTTTGTATTGTTCTTTGAACAGCAGGTAGTTGAGTGGGTTAATTAAAAAATAAGAGCGAGGATCGGTGGATATATTTTTTTCCTGTTGTATCACATACTTTTTTGTTTGTTCGCAAAAACCCAAAAACCCACAAATTTCTCTTTTAAAATTTTTATGAGCTATCTCTTTGATTTTATGGAGCGCGTTCTGCTCTCCTTCGATGTGGTTTATGTCTTCCATAACTAAAGTGTATTTTGACCGTAACTAAACCCGTCTGTTCCTGGGTATCCCCCGAATCTTGGATAGGGAGAAGTAGGGTTGTCGATTAGTGTAAGCTCTGTATCCTCGTATGATTCGGTAATTGCCTCAAATTCTCCACTCCCTGAAAGGTGATACCCTCCTGTGTGGATATCTACTAGTCCATTAGCAATACTTGAGTCTCCTGTTGTTCCATCCCACCATGCCACTAAACTATTTTGCGCGTATAACATCGGGGCGGTTCCGTCTGGTGTTCCATCTCCAGTTCCACCCGTTAGGGTTGACCATATACCCGTGCATTCTTCATAGGGTCTAGGCACATGGTCAAAATACTGCTTCCCTTCGTCCTGAGATGTTATGGAGGTCGGACTCTTGAATAAAAAGTCCAATTCTTCATCGCTAAGGGCTCTGTTCCACAAAGCCCACGGGCCTAACGCTCCGTTTATCGAAGGTTTTTCCATAAAGATATTTAAGGCCCCGTTAGTATACCCATTTAGCCCATAATAATGGTTAGAGGCACCCAACCTAAAATATTCAGGCAAACCATTGTTTTTTGGGTCGGCTGACCCATCATCTCTCGTAAATACCGCAGGGTCTGCGTTTCTTTCCGCGATACTCGCGAAGTCACCCAACCCTTCCTCAATTGGATCTGGATTTGCGTTCTGTGTCCAACCATCTAGCCAAGTGGGTGAAAGTGTAGTTTGCACCTCAGATGGTCTCGCAAAAATTTCAAGGTGAGTATCTCTGTCGATACCCTCTCCGTTAAGAAAACTCTCTATCCCTGTGCTGTGTCTGGTCACATATTGCTTCCAGTCTCGTTGACTACTACCAATTTCCTGCAAATAAGCTAAAGATTGGTTCCTATAAGTGTTATCTATTGGGTCATTAGATGTCGGACTCATTAAATATCCCATATGATAAGCGTGTATTTCCGTTCCTGGCCAAGCTGGGTCATCTGGATAGGCAGCGTCAGCAAACACATCAGCTCCGATATTTATATGCCGACAAGTGGGCCATACTCCGTCAGATCTTGAGGAGGTGGATAAAACCGAGGCCCCATAAGCAGTATTCATGTTAAGGTTAGCCCACCCCACTATCGTAAATGCCCCTGTCAAGTAACCTGTGATTTGCCCCCCCGTCGCTTGGAAAAACCCTGTATGTTGCGGCGATGAATAGCCGTCCCACGTTTCCTCATCAGCAGGATCAGGATTAAAACCGATCCCTGAAATTTTTACTGCGTTAAAACTGTTTGTGACAGGCGCTTCTCCCTGAAAGCCAACTAAATTAAAACTATTAAATCTTTTTTGACAGGCGGGAAATTTTTTCGTGCATCCATCTTTTTGCCAATAAGTGGGATTTCCTTCTGGTGATTGGGCACTATTACCGCTTACGCAAACATAGACGGTTTTAAGAGGTTGTCCGTATTCGGCGGTATTGGTAGAGACTACAATAGAAGGGCTATTAATAAACACAATATCCCCCCTTTGATAAGTGTGCGAAGCGTTCCACTCATAGCTAGGATCGTCTAGAGAAAATATTGGAGCGTTATTAGAGGACATATTAGGAACTACTCCTGACCCAGCAGGATCGACAAACGGTGAACCATCATCCCTTTCTATGGGTATTCCTTTATATTGACATCCCTCCCCCCTATATTGCCAATAACAAAACTTAGCTACTACCCCCCGCGAATTAACGCTAAAATTCTCTAAATCGAGCGGAGAATTTAATTCAAATTCCACAAACACCTTGGACTCTTGGACCTTCCTGCCCATAATCCACTTTTCTTCTGTGAGTTCGGCGGTTGGGTCTGCTCGACCAAAAGGGTTCCCTCCGTCGAAATTCTCATCATCTAAAAATTTTACCGAAACTCTTTTTCTTATGATTTTAGCATTAATTAAATCCTTGTGGTTTTGAAGAATATTGGTAATAATATTGTTCGTATTAGCTACGCGGATTGTGGGGCGTGGTAATTTTCCATCTCCAAGGATATCAAACCCCTCAGTCTCCATGGCTATGGGCAGATACTGAACTCCTTGCCAAATTATTGATTTATCAAAATTAGTTCCCCCATGAAACCCCAAAAAATCACTAGGTTTATTAATGCGGTCGGGAAAAACTTTAAACAATTCTAATATCGCCGTGGGCTGTAAATCTAATAGACTAGTAGCTACTTTGTTTTGTCCTTCTGCCGCCATATTTAAGTTTACACTTTATTGTATATAATAATATAAAGAAGTGAAAATTACACATCTAAAAGACCCAATATCAGCTTGGCCTTATTTTCATTCTTTTTGTATTCGATCTAAACCTTACGACTTTTGTGACATTGGATCTTCGACACTGCGAGAAAGAGAAATAAAAAAATCCTTTGATAATTTTTCTTCCACTTGCGATGTTTATTCTGCGGAAGAGGGTAATAAAGTTGTGGGTTTTGTTTTTATAAAAAAAGAAGAGAATTGCTTAGATGTAAGCTTTCTTTTTGGCGTCAGAAAAAACTTCACTAGCCCCAAATTAATTCAAGGGGCGCATAAAATATTTGAGATCGCCTTACAAAACCATAATAAGAATTATTTAAAAAGCGAGATCAGGCGCAATTATAAAGTAGACTCTTATAAAAAATGGATAGAGAGATACGATAAAAACGCTATAATCTTTAACGATAAGGAAAATACTGTAGTTTGGTGTAAATCAGAGAAAATGAGTGTAATATTTAAAGTTGTTGGAACAAATAAGACAACAAAACATTTAATGGGCAAAGAAGCTTCGTTAGGTTATACCCGTAAGGGGCCGCGCCATGTGGTGCGGGAGCTTTTTTTCGGAGATGAACGTTATATTTTAGATGAAAAAAGCGTTGACTTCCTTCCAGACTGTGTTTTAATTCACGGGCTGTTGTCAGACGATAAAGAAAACGTCGGAAGAGTAGCACTTAAATTCGAACCACAAAAATGAGCGAAAAAGCAGTTATTTATAGGGTCTACACCCGCAAGGGTCAATTTCACCATTGTTACAGTTCTGCCTTGGAAGGGGCATTAGACTGGGCGATTGATTGCGCCAAAGTAGTTGGCGGTTCCGTCAGGGAGGTTTCTCCCGAAGGGGTAGAAGAAGAAATATACGCTTGTTCCAAAGAAGCACATGCTGGGACTAATTAAATCTCTTATAAAATCTGTAGAGCTTTTTTTAACTTTAAAAAACAAAAAGTTCTATTATGATTTACATAAAGAACACAGAAGAGCAGAAGATGAACTTATCAAAGAAATTGAAAAGCTTAGGGATAGGGGGGGCAACAATAATGCTGATCGGGCTGACCTCTTGCGGAAGCGGCTCCTTTCCGAACGTCAGCAATTTGAACATTTATCAGCCTTCTACTCTAAGACTGAAGAAGAATAGTCCGATTCAAACAAAAGATGGTATTTACACCCCCCAAACTGATGAGGTATGGCATTCCGATGCGCGGTATCGTGATCTAGAGAGGGAAGTATATTTTTTACCGAGACATCAAATATTAAGAGACAAATGAGCACCCCTTACGTCTTTATCCCCTCTAAAGAAGAAGCAAGGGCTGAAATAATCGCAGCTAAAGAAGCACTTGAGAAATATGGCATTGATGATTGGCGCACTTCCATTCATCCAGAGGAGCCAATTGATTGGGCTGCTTATTTCGAGGCTGCTCAGAAGCAATTAAACAAGTCAGGGAGTGGTCAACATGGGGGGACTATTTTGTTGAGTGACTGGTATCCATTGAAAAGAACTCTTGTTTTAGATAGTCATGTAGAATTAAAAGGTGCATTTAGAGCAAAGCACCATCTTGGAAGCTCTTGTGGTTTTCTGGCCGAGGAGGGATTCGAAGGTGAATGGGTTCTTGAGTGGAAACAACCAAAGAAAACTGCATTTTACAGCAACTTTGGAGCAGGGTTACGCAATATCCATATCAAATCACGCAATGGTATTAATGGAGTTTATTTTCGTGGCGCTCAACAGTCTGCGGGAGTAGATAATTTAGTTGTGCGTGGATTTGGCGAGGGGGCGATTGGGGTCAGGCTTGGAGGGGACACCTATTCGGTTCGTGATGTATTTAGCGATGCGACTTCTGACCCTGGATCATTTCCGAGGGATGGGGCGGTGGCGTATGAGCTTGGATCAAACAGGGTATATTCCCTCAGATTGGAGAACATAACATCCCACAATTGCGAGACAGGACTTAAGTGGGGAGATGCTCATCAAATAACCATTGAAAATTATGAGACAGAGTTGACCACGACCCCATTAGTATGCACATATGATGCGCGAGGAATAAATATTAGAAACGGCTGCTTCCGTCACACAAAAAACCTCCTCAAATTGGAGAAAATCCGTTGGCCTTCCG